GGGATATAAGTACTATAAGTCACAATCAAAATTTTTCCGTAGCCTCGCAAGAAACTTCTCCCGCAGGCGTTTGCTTTAAAGATGACGGTACAACAATGTACGTTACTGGAATTGATTCAGATAATGTATTAGAGTATTCATTAAGTACAGCCTGGGATGTTAGCACTGCTAGTTATTCTCAAGCGTTTTATGTCGGCACACAAGAATCGCAGCCTAGAGGAATTGTCTTTAAACCAGATGGCACTAAGATGTATATCGCCGGAGCAAATGGTGATGAAGTTAATGAATATGATCTTAGTACGGCTTGGGATATTAGCACTGCTAGTTTTAATCAATACTATAAAGATTACACGGTTCCAGAGGGTGTTGTAACAGATGTGTTTTTTAAACCAGATGGCACAGCGTATTGGATAACGGGCAGATCGTGGGATCGAGTCTACCAATACAGAATACGGAGTAGCTAATAATGTATGTTAAAGTAGAAAATAATGAAATAGTTCAGTATCCGTATAGCATTGAGCAGTTTCGTGCTAATAATCCAACTATTTCGTTTCCCGCAGAAATATCAAGCGACTTGCTAGCAAGTTATGGCGTTTATCCTGTTAGCAATGACCCCATCCCTGACTATAATCTCACTACTCAACGAGTAGAAAAGTCAACTACGCCCGTGCTTAGGGAAGGCAAATGGGTAATAACAAAATCTGTTGTTGAGTTAACCGCAGACCAAATCGTATCGCGTGAAATCACCGCAGGAAAAACAGTAAGGGAAGCAAGAAATAAGCTATTACAAGAGACAGACTGGTGTGCGTGCAGTGATGTAACAATGTCTGCTGAAATGGCTACTTATAGACAAGCACTACGAGATGTGCCAGCGCAGGAAGGCTTTCCTTACAATATAACTTGGCCTACTAAACCTGCTTAGAGATATTAAATGCCTGCTCGAAAGCGAAAATCGGTAAAAAGAAAAAAACCAGTTCCAACAAATAAAAGACTTTACGCAAACGTAAAGGCTGAAGCAAAGCGAAGGTTTAAAGTGTATCCTTCTGCTTATGCAAATGGGTGGCTTGTAAAAACTTACAAGGCACGAGGCGGTAAATACCGAATGGGAACTAAATAATGAATTTAGTAAAATATCACGATGGCAAACCTTGTGGTTCAAAACGTAAACCAAAAAAGCGCGGAAAAAAGCGAAGGGGAAAATAATGGAATTCATATTCGGAGTTATAGTAGGTGCAGCGGGTTACTGGGCATGGGAAAAGTTTGGACGTTCAATGCTTTCAAAGGATTAATGGAGGTTTCCCCAGTTCATTATACTGTACCAACAACTTATACTCATAGAGATATAGTATATAGAGTATTTGATGGTACAATACCCGGAACCAAAAAAGTTTTAGCATATGTCTATGATACTACGGTATATGATCGTAGCGGACATTTGAAAACAAGCACAGCCGTTCATACGGTTGAATATACAGCATAATTATGGCGAAACCGAAAGGAGGGCTTACCAAGTGGTTTAAAGAAAAATGGGTAGATATTTCTCGTCCCAAAAAGGGCGGCGGATATATGCCTTGTGGCCGTAAGAAAGCTTCGAGTAAGAAGTACCCAAAGTGCGTTCCAGCTTCAAAAGCTGCTCGTATGACAGCAGCCCAAAAAAAGTCTGCTATTTCTAGAAAGAGAAAAGCAGGTAACCCAGGAGGCAAGCCAACTATGGTGAAAACTTTCACAAAGTCTAAAAGGAGAATGAAGCGTGCCCGTAAAAAAGGTTAAAGGAGGGTATCGCTGGGGTAAGTCTGGAAAGACTTATAAAACTCGTAAAGCTGCTTTGAAGCAAGCCAGAGCAATTTATGCTTCTGGATATGGAAAGAAACGTGGCCGTAAAAAGAAGAGGTAAAAAGAAGCATCCAGCTTTAAAACGAGCAAAGGTAGCGGGGTTTAATAAACCAAAACGAACTCCGGGACACCCGAAAAAATCGCACATTGTTGTGGCAAAAGTTGGTACCAAGATTAAAACTATTCGATTTGGACAACAAGGAGTATCTGGCTCTCCAAAGAAAAAGGGCGAAAGTAAAGCATATGCTGCTCGTCGTCGTTCCTTTAAAGCTCGTCATGCAAAGAATATTGCAAAGGGCAAGATGTCCGCAGCATATTGGGCAGATAAGGTGAAGTGGTAATGAGTGAAGAAGAAATTAAAAAACCTAGCAACTTTCATCCGGCAGATTCAAATGGAGATGGCAAGGTAGATCCAGAAGAGCATGCAATGTATATGGAATTTAAGAGAAAAGAGCTTGAAGATGCGGATGCAATGCGAGATGCTCAAAGAAATATGACTTGGTTTGCTCTGTTTGGAATGTTGATGTACCCTGGAATGGTTGTTGTAACTGATTTTATTGAACTTGATAAAGCCGCAGCAATTCTTGGAGATATGGCTCCCACATATTTCGTGGCCGTAGCGGGGTTAGTAGCAGCCTTTTTTGGTGCTCAAGCCTGGAGTGGTAAGAAATGATAAGTTTTATTTTAACAGTATTTGAAGTGTTATACGCACTTCCCATAATTTGCTGTGTTTGTTCTGCAATCGCAGCGACTACGCCCACACCCGTAGATGATAAATTGTGGGCAAAGTTTTACAAAGTAATTGATGTACTCGCACTGAATATAGGAAAAGCAAAAGAAAAATAATTATGGCTGTAGAAATTAGTAGGAGAGACTTGGTCTCCCAGCATATTGTCGATTTTCAATCTGAGACGAGGTTTCTCAAACTTCCAGTAGATCCATACTTGGATTTGCTCGGCGTAACACCTCTTCCGTCTCAAATGGCGATCATAAATGCGATAAATAATAACAAGTATCGCTTTGTCACTGCAGCAATATCGCGGCGTCAAGGTAAGACATATATCGCAAATATTATTGGACAATTAGTATCGTTAGTCCCTGGTTCACATATTCTAATAATGTCACCAAACTACGCCTTGTCTCAGATTTCTTTCGACTTACAACGACAACTTATTAAGCACTTTGACTTAGAAGTTGCAAAAGATAACGCAAAAGATAAAGTAATTGAGTTGACTAATGGGTCTACAATAAGAATGGGGTCTATTAATCAGGTCGATTCCTGTGTAGGTCGTTCATATGACCTTATTATTTTTGACGAAGCAGCTTTAGCAGATGGAAAAGAAGCTTTTAATGTCGCATTACGTCCTACTTTGGACAAAGATAACTCAAAAGCACTGTTTATTTCGACTCCACGAGGAAAAAATAACTGGTTTGCAGAGTTTTTTAACAGAGGATTTACAGATGAATTTCCAGAATGGGCTTCGATACGAGCAACTTATAAGGATAATCCGCGCATGTCTGAAACTGATATCTCGGAAGCTAGAAAAAGTATGTCCGAAGCCGAATTTCGTCAGGAATACGAAGCAGATTTCAATACCTACGAAGGACAAATTTGGAACTTTAATCACGAAGAATGCATTGAAAATCTGGAAGAACTCGACACCTCGAAAATGGATATATTTTCAGGCCTTGATGTGGGGTATCGCGATCCCACCGCTTTTTGCGTCATAGGGTATGACTGGGATTCGGAAAAATATTACTTACTGGATGAATATTTAGATGCAGAAAAAACTACAGAACAACATGCCGCAGAAATACGAAGACTTGTGGAAAAGTGGGATATTGATTATATCTACATTGATTCAGCAGCTCAGCAAACTCGGTTTGACTTTGCTCAAAATTATGATATATCCACCATTAATGCCAAAAAGTCTGTTCTGGACGGCATCGCTCATGTGGCTGCTATTGTTGACAATAATAATCTTCTCGTAGACCAGAGATGCAAAGAAAGTTTAGCAGCACTTGACCAGTATCAGTGGGATCCAAATCCAAATTTAGCACGAGAAAAACCAAAACATAATATGGCATCACATATGGCGGATGCGTTGCGATACGCAATGTATTCATTTGAGACGTCTTCTACAGGCTTCTGAAGGGACCACAGAAAAATAGTAGTTGACAATTTAGTTCCCTCACGATATAATTTCGTTAATAAAAAGTAGTAGATTTAAAGATGACAGAGCTAAAACGAGACCCCGTAAAGTATATTCGGGATAAGGCAAAAGCCAGGTACGAAAAAGGAACAGAGTGCTATATCTGTGGAACTGATGCCGAACTCGACTTTCATCACTATTACAGCTTGAGTCCGTTACTTCAAAAGTGGGTCAAAGAGAAAGGCTACTTTATAGAGGACATTCGGAACTTTAGGGATGAGTTTATAAATGAGCATATTGAAGAACTGTACGAAGAAACTGTCACCATATGCCATGCGCACCACTTAAAATTACATTCTATTTACGGGCGAAACCCAACATTACATTCAGCGCCTAAACAAAAACGTTGGGTAGAGATACAAAGAGGAAAGCATGGCTTGGTATAACTTCTGGAAAGATGAAAGTGTAGAGGAGAAACTAAATCCCGCACAGCCATACTTTGACCATAAGATTGAAGCTCCTCGTGAAAAGCACGTTAACTATGAACGGGCTTACGAAGACTTAGAGATTGTAAATCGCGGCGTTAACATGATTGTTGACGACTGTGCAGAGATTGATGCAAAAGTTGGTGCACAACTTAATATAACAAGTGTCATTAAAAATATTAAAAGATCGCGTGTTAATCTTTTATTGAATAAAGAACCCAATCTTTTTCAAGATATTAGCACCTTTCGACGTAATTTAATTACTGATTACTTACTTGATGGAAATATTTTTATTTATTTTGACGGAGTACATCTCTATCATCTCCCAGCGAGTAAAATGCACATTCATGCAAGTGAAACTACTTATATTGAGAAGTTTACTTACAATGAAACAATTAATTACTCTCCTAATGAGATTATTCATGTAAAAGAAAATTCTTTTTACTCAATCTATAGAGGAGTATCAAGATTGAAGCCTGCACTTCGTACTATGGTTCTTATGAAAAATATGCGAGAGTTTCAGGATAACTTTTTTAAGAACGGAGCAGTTCCAGGTCTTGTACTCAAATCACCAAATACTCTTTCAGAAAAAATCAAAGAGCGAATGATTCAGTCTTGGACTGCAAGATATCGTCCAGATGCGGGAGGCCGTAGACCTCTTATTCTTGACGGCGGAATTGAAGTGGACAGTATTTCAAATGTCAACTTTAAAGAGCTTGACTTTCAATCCGCAATTACAGAAAACGAAAAAATTATTTTAAAGTCGTTGGGTATTCCACCTATTCTTTTAGATTCTGGAAACAATGCGAACCTTCGACCAAATATGCGACTTTACTACTTGGAGACAATTCTTCCAATAGTAAGAAAACTAAATTTTGCTTTAGAAAGGTTTTTTGGGTTTGAAATTATTGAAGATGCCACCAATATTCCTGCGCTACAGCCGGAGTTAAGAGACCAAGCACAGTACTACTCTGCTCTAGTGAATACAGGAATTATTACCCCAAATGAAGCAAGAGAAGCAATTAATTTTGCCCCTATTGAAGGATTCGACGATCTGCGAGTACCTGCAAATATTGCAGGAAGTGCAGTAAATCCAGATGAAGGCGGTAGGCCCACAGAAGAAGGAGAAAATAATGGCTAGAGCACGGGCTCGAATGGCAGTGTTGCAAGATATTGCAATGCATATGCTTGAAGTAGGTCATGTAATGACTAGACATGAATGGGAAAAAGATTCAAATGTTCCAGTTAGAATTGGACTTATTTTTAATCTTTTTGGTAACTGGCCTCGAATGATAGGTATTCTTGAAAATGAGATGCCTGATGCTTGGAAGCAGATTAACACCCCTAAGCAAGCTCCGAAGCCAAAAACTGACCCAAAGCCCAAGGTGGCCCCCAAAAAGGATCCGCTTGAAGCTTTGAGCAAGGCTGCTCCGGCAGACACTAAGAGTGAAGACTGATGGAAAAGATTTTTAATCTTACCTCCACCTTTAAAGCACTAGACGAGGATGATGGAAGCGTTCATATCTGCGGTATGGCAAGTACACATGATGAGGATCGTGCAAATGATGTTATTATGGCAGAAGCTTGGACAAAAGGTGGACTTCGCAATTTTGAAAAGAACCCTATTATTCTTTTCAATCATGATTATAATAAGCCTATTGGTAGAGCCACAGGACTTAAAGTCACTGATAGTGGACTTGAACTAAAGGCAAAAATTTCTAAATCTGCGCCAGATTCTGTGGCACAGTTAGTAAAAGAAGGCATTCTTGGAGCTTTTTCTGTTGGTTTCCGAGTCAAGGATGCTGATTACCTAGCGGAAACTGACGGTTTAAAGATTAAGGATGCTGAGTTGTTTGAAGTATCGGTTGTATCGGTACCTTGCAATCAAGCAGCAACTTTTTCTCTGGCGAAGTCATTTGACTCTATGGAAGAGTATAATGAGTTCAAGAAAACTTTCACCAATCGTGTAGATCTAGCCGGTCAGTCTCTGGCTAAGGACGAAAAATCATCGTTAGCTAGTGACACACCGGACGAAGCGGAAAAATCCGCGAGAGAGGAGATCAAAATGTCGGAAGAAGTAAAAACTCCCGAAATCGACTTGGAAGCTTTTGCGAAGAAAGTAGCAGAGGAGACTGCTGCTAAGATCGCAATGAAGCAAGCTGAGTCAAAGGCTGCCGAAGAAAAGGCCGCCCAAGAAGCTGCTGAGAAAGCTCAGGTAGAAGCCGAAGCTAAAGCTCAGCAAGAAGAAGAAGTTAAGACAGCTATTAAGACAGGTATCGAGTCAGGTGCTGACCGTCTGTTGGCTGATGTGCAAGCAGATCTGAACAAGCGTAATGCTGATATGGAAGAGACCCTTGCCAAGTATAAGCGTGAGCTCGAAGAGAAGTCAGAAGAAATCTCTAAAATGCGTGATTCAAAGCGTGTATTCGCTGACCGCGTTGAAAAGTCTGACATCAGTAAGTGGGGTCGTGACTTTTTGACCGCTCATATGCTGGGTGTAATGACTCGTAAGGGTTGGAACACTGATTTTGCTCAGGACCTGCAGCAGAAGGCTGGCGTAAACTACGCTGCTAACGCTGCTGACATCGACCAGGAAGTTTCTTCTCTGATCGAAAAGGAAATCATGCATGAGCTGAAAGTAGCTCGACTGTTCCGTGAGATTCCTGTCAATGGTGGTGCAACTGTACTGCCGATCCAAACTGACGCAGGCAAAGCTGCTTGGGCAACCGCAGCTACCAGCGGTAACTTGGAGAACCGTCCTCAGGTAACTGCTAACCAGTATAACGCTAAGCAAGTAGTACTTAATGCTTATCGTCTGGTTTCTAGCACCTTTATGGACAATGACGTAGACGAGCAGGTACTCATCAACTTGATGCCTATGCTGATCGAATCAGTAGCTCGTGCTCATGGTCGTGCAGTAGAAGACGTTATCCTAAATGGTAACGGTACTATCTCTGGTCTCGACAACTATGCAGCTACGCATGCTACTACCCTGTCAATCGGTTCTTCAACTCGACTGACTTCAGGCGTACTGCTGGCAGCTCGCGAAGACATGGGTAAGTATGGTCTGAACCCTGCTGATATGGCTTTCGTTGTTAGCCAGAATAGCTACTTTGACCTGTTGAATGATGCTAACTTCCAGACTCTGGATGAAGTTGGTTCTGATTTGGCAGCACGAGTAGTGGGCACTATCGGTGCAGTTTACGGTACTCCCGTAGTTGTATCTGAAGAGTTCCCGTCAGAAGCTGCAGGCGCTCCGGCTGCTTTCGCAGTTAATACCCGTAACTACGTTACTCCTCGACTCCGAGGTGTATCAGTTGAGCAAGACTACGAAGTCATGAACCAGCGTCGTGTAATCGTAGCTTCTCAGTCACTTGGCTTCGAAGAAATTCTGCCTGGTGATGGTGCAGGTAACGAGCCTTCTGTTAAGATCGATTTCGCAGCTTAATAGAAACGCTTTTTATAAACTGGGGAGGGTTTCCTCCCCAAGTTTTTATTAATTGACTTATGGCAGATTTAACTACTTTAAATGATTATAAAGCCGCCGAAGGGATTAGTAGCCCGAAGGACGATGCTCGTTTAAATTTTCTTATTCCTTCTGTGAGTGAATTAGTAAAAACTTACTGTGGTAATAGTTTTGTAGATTATTATTCTACAAATAAAGTTGAAGCAATTAATATTGATTGGGATACGCATATTATACAATTAACAGAAAGCCCTGTAAATACAATAGTTTCTGTAGAGGAGCGTGACTCGTATGGAAGTTCGTATATTACTCTTACTACAGGTGCTTATGAGTATTATTTAGATAGTGCTACTGATAGTGTAATTCGTACAACAAATGGAAGCTATAAAAATTGGCGTCGCGGCCCAGGAGCAGTTCGAGTAACTTATACTGCGGGATACTCTGTACTACCGTCTGATCTGCGCCTAGCAGTATTTGATTTAGTTACATACTACTTGAAAGATGAGCACAAAGAGCGACGCACAATTGCTGGCGCTAGTATTCAGAATCAAGCAAGCTCAAGTCAGCGTAATAATGTGGCATTTCCTGACCATATTAAGCGCGTACTTGATTTATATAAAAACTTTTAATGTCAAGTAGTAACTTAAAAGCATTTTTAGAAAAGTTACATACTGAATTAGCGCAGAAAGGGGCTTCAGACGCATATAGAAAAGCTGTAGGTAATAAAAAGACTCATATATTTACGTACAAAAGTTCCACAATTAGATTTGTATTAAAAGATTTATTAAATCGTTCTACTGGGGGAGCCACAAATGGTAGAGAAGCCTATAGAGCAATAGCAAAAGATTTAAAACCTTTAATAGCAAAGCTAACAAAAAGAATTCGTAATAATTTTGAACAACTTTCAAAAACGTCCCCGGATATTGAATATAAGCAAATTCCTGGAGGGGCAGAAGTAAGAGTTATAAAGTATGAAAAAACTAATAGAGATAACTACACTCTAATTACTAAAAAATATAAAAAAGCTTTAGATAATTTTTATCAAGATTTTTTAAATTTATTAGACAAGCCAATTACAAGGCCTAGTCAAAGTAAAAAAGACGTAGTTAGAGAAGTAACTACAGCAGGAGAAGCATTCAATTTAGAGCATATTAAAGGAAGTAACATTGAGTCTTTTTTAAATGATACTATTTATAATGCTTTAAAAGAAACCTATGGAGATACTAAGCCTTCCGCTGCATTAAAAAAAGAATTAAAAAAGTATGACGGAGAAACTATTTTAGATTTCTATAAAAATGCAGAAATAGGTGAAATAAATGTTACTATTCGAAGCCAAGTATTAAATGCTATAGCAGGCGGAGGCGCAGAAAAAGAGCTAGCTAAAAAATTAAAAAAAGCAGTAGAAAAATTACGAGCCCAAGATTTAAGTGGCTCAGATAGTTTAGTAGAGGGGCAGCGAAAAAAAGTACTTAAAACTGTGGTTAAGTCTTTTAAAAATAAAAAAGGCATTACAGTAAAGCATGAAAGTACTAAAATTAAAAAGGCAAAAAGTAATGCAACTTTAAAAAAGAAACCAAAAGTTTCTGCCCTTAAACAAGCAGCACCTGCTTTAGCAAGAAAAAGAAGAGTTAAAAATAAACAGGATTCAAAAGAAAAACGATCAATGTTTTCTGTAATGGCAATGATGAATCAAAAATTGCCACAAACAGTAGAAAAGAATATGAAGAGTCCTGGACTCGAGAGTAGAACAGGTAGATTTGCACAGAGTGTTAGATTAACTGATGTAAGTACAACTCGGCAAGGATTTCCTAGTTTTGGTTATACTTATCAAACCGATCCTTATCAAGTTTTTGAGATGGGAAGAGGCAAAAGCCCATGGTCAACGCCTCAGAGAGACCCTCGCACTGTTATTGATGCATCAATACGAGAAATAGCGGCAGAAATGGCAATAGGAAGATTTTATACTAGGAGAGTATAATGGCAGCGGAAAGAACTTTTACTAGCCGTAGAGCTGCTATTACAAAAGGTATTGCGGATAAGCTAGCCTTAATAAATGGTCAAGGAGCTTATCACTCTGCAGTTGCAGAAATAAGTCCTCGATTAAAATTTTGGGATGAAGTAGAGGAGTTTCCTGCAATTCATTTAAATGCAGGCTCCGAAACAAGAGAGTACCAAGGAGGCGGATATAAAGACCGTTTCTTAAATGTTACAATTCGATGTTATGTAAATCAAGAAGATGCGGTAGATGCTCTTGATGAATTAATAGAAGACGTCGAAACAGTTTTAGAAGAAAATAGTAGGCTGGAATATTATGATCGATTAGGTCTTAAACAGCATACTCAACAAATCACAGTCATTAGTATAGATACTGATGAAGGTGTATTAGAACCTTTAGGAGTCGCAGAAATTCTAATTGAGGTTCGATACTAGAAAATGCTGGCACGAACAAAAGTTCACGTCCATGCCTTTTCAAGACATAGGAGATAATCTATGGCAGATAAACTTTATTTTAGTCGCGACGCGAAACTGTACGTTGAGTTGACGGATATTGACGGAGATTTTCAAGGTCTTTGGGAAATTCCTATACTTGACGGTTTCAGTTTTTCGCAGAGCACAAATCAATCTGAAATCGGATTGAATGAAATGGAAAGTACTGCGGGTATTAGCCGTCGGGGCCGACGTCTCTTTACGGACTCTTTGGCTCCCGCGGAATGGTCTTTCAGTACTTATGTACGACCAACAAATCGTGGTTCTAATAAAATGCACCTTGTAGACCAGGTTCTTTGGGCGGCAATGGCAGGGGCTGATGAATTTGGAGGAACAGGAGTAACAAATACTACTACTACCATTGAAGGAGATTATACTAGATCAACAAATCCTGTAAATGGTGTTGGAGGTACTAGTGGTCTTGTATATGACGAAGTAGGTGCAACCCTTCCTTCAGACAGTACCGCTACAGGAGGCCTTTTAGGATTTCAAAACTCAAATAGATCTACTCTTCCTCAGATGACTTTATACTTTGTATTTGAGACGGATCCGGATGAGCCTATGGTTTATAAGCTAAGTAACTCGATTGTAAATGAGTGCTCTATTGATTTTGATATTGATGGAATTGCAACTGCTAACTGGTCTGGATTTGCAAAAGAAGTCGAAGACCTAAAGAGTCTTGGATTAGTTGCTGTAGCCAGCAGTGAGCCTTCTGTAGTTCAAGATAAAGTATGGTTAAACAGTGGATCTGACCTCAAACTTTATGTGCCTGTGGATTCGGGCGGTAAGCCTGTTGGCAGTGCTGCTGTTCATGACGCCTATTACCCTGCAATTAGCAGCGGTGTAACCTCTACTAATAACTTTATTCGTAATCGCTTAACTCAATTATCTGTTCGAGGACGAAATCCTGATGTAATGGAAGGAAAGCCTGTTACACTTACTAATGTAACGAATGCATCTTCCGCAGTTATTACAGTAGGTACCGGCCATGGAGTAGTTGTTGGGGATACGATTTCATTTTCAGGAATAGTTGATGATAATACTTCGGGGAATAATGATCTTCAAGCCGCTTTAAATGGAGTGAATCATACTGTCACTGCAGTCTCCTCAACAAGTATTACTATTTCTACAGATACTAGTAGTTTAGATGGTTATAGTAGTGGTGGAATTGTTCATACCGGTATTTATAACTTTACTCTTACCGGAGGTAATATTACAATTTCAAACAATGTAACTTATCTTGTGCCAGAAGAACTTGGCACAATTAATAAGCCGATCGAAGGAGTAACAGGTTCACGATCAATTGGCGGAAACTTTACTTGCTATTTGGTATTTGATGATACCGGATCAGATGGTGATAATACTGGAGCATCCGCAGACTTTTTCTCAGACTTGGTAGACCCCACTAAAGGTCTGACAAAAGTTGTAAACGACTTTGATGTTACATTTAAAGTCGGGGGAACTGTTTCCGGGCAGCCTCGAATCAATATGAACTTCCCGAAAGTACACATTGATGTACCAACTCATAGTATTGAAGATGTTATTGCATTGGAAACAAACTTTGGTGCATATACTAATGATTTTGATACTGTTGACGAGTTTAATCTCGAAGTATTTGGAGTTGATGCTTAATAATTATAACAAGTTTAACCTAAACCCGCTTCGGCGGGTTTTTTCTTTCCAGGTGTTAAAAATAATTCTTGACATTTTTCCTTCCTTTCGTTATAATATGTGGTATAAATCAATAAAAACCTTTAAGGACTAACTATGACAGACAAAAAAGAGCCTATCTCTCTCGCGAGTCTTATGACTCCAAGTAAAACGGTAACAATCGACTTTCCTGGATACTCAGGAATGAAAGTAGATCTCTGTTACTTGGCAAGAGAAGAGCTAATTAAACTTCGAAAGCGTTGTCTTACTACAAAATTTAATAGAAAGACAAGGCAGCCAGAAGAAGAGCTAGATGAAGAAAAGTTTTTAACAGAATACTGTAATGCAGTAATCAAAGGATGGAAAGGACTGAAATTTCGATACCTAGAAGAGCTTCTTTTGGTTGATATTTCTGGACAAGATCCTGATGATGAATTAATGTATACTCAAGAAAATGCAGAGCTTCTTATGAAGAATGCAAATGATTTTGATACATGGGTAACGGAATCAGTAGGTGACCTTGAAAATTTTACGAGCAACAAGTAACTGAAGTTCGACAGTTACTTGAAAAATACGTAAGAGAATCATCTCAGATAGACGTAGAAAAATATCTACGTATATGTGAGCAGTTGGGCCAAGAGCCTGACCCAGCCAAAATGCCGCTCGAGTCTTCTTCTTTTCCAGAAGAAGTTCAAGTGGCATTTTTTATATATGGATTACTGTCTGATCGCTGGGATGGAATGTCAGGAACTTATTTAGGTAAAGACTGGAATAGTCTAGAGTATATATTTAAAATATACGAAATTGAAAATCAAAAAGAAGTATTTTTCTTCTTAAAAATTTATGAGAATCTTCTCATATCTTATAGAGCGGAAGAGGCAGAGAAAAAACGTAAAGCAGAGGAGCGCAAAGCTAAGTCTCCAGGAGGTGGAAAACAGTACACCCATAATGTTCGCGGCTGATGGCAGGAAATGAAATCAATTTAACTCTTAAGATTACCGAAAAAGGTAATCTTAAAGTAGTTGGACAAAATGCTGAAAGAGCGGCCGCTGGCTTAGATAAGGCTGGAAAGTCTGCTCGTACTGCTGATCGAAATATAAAAGGAGCTGCTCAAACTTCTGCAAATGGTAGCAAAAACTTTTCTAAAATGGCGCAAGGCATCTCGGGGGGTCTTGTTCCTGCTTATGCAACTCTTGCTGCACAGATATTTGCAGTTAGTGCAGCTTTTAACTTTTTAAAAGACGCAGGCCAGCTAGGATTACTACAAAGCGGTCAAACTGCTTATGCCGCCGCAACAGGTATATCTCTTAGATCCTTAACAGAAGATATACAAGCAGCAACTGAATCTCAACTAGGGTTTAGAGACGCTGCTCAAGCAGCAGCAATAGGCACTGCAGCTGGTTTAGATCCTACACAAATTACTCAAGTTGCAAAAGCAGCAAAAGATGCTTCTACTGTTCTTGGCAGAGATCTTACTGATTCTTTTAATCGGTTAACTAGAGGTATTACAAAAGCCGAACCAGAATTATTAGATGAATTAGGTATTATTCTTAGACTAGATACTGCTACTCAAAACTACGCGGACGCTTTGGGAAGAAGCAAAGATTCCTTAACCGCTTTTGAAAGAAGCCAAGCAGTTGCAAATGAAGTTCTTACTCAAGCAGAAGAAAAATATGGGAAGGTACTAGCAGTAACTGGAGGGGGCGCAAATGAATTTGCAAAACTTTCAACAGCTTTTGAAGATATTGTAAATAATTTACGAAAATTTGCAGTAGACTTTTTAACACCTATTGCTACTACACTGCAAGAAATGCCGGGCCTTATTTTTGCAGCATTCGCCCCCTTTGGAGCTCAAGTATTAAAAACGGCACTGCCGGGATTGGAAAAAGTTAGCGGTGCTTTGGACAATATGGCAACTCGAGCTGAAAGTGCTTCCGAAAAAGCTCAAAAATCATTAAAAGAATCTCTTAAAGACGATGAGCTTGTAAAGGGCTCTGCAGTTTTACAACAGGCACTACAAAAAGAAGTACAAGCAAATGCACAAGCAAGACTTGCAGATGTACAGGCAAATAAAAACAGTCTTTTACAGAAGTTAAAAGATGGAAAACAACTAAGTAATGCTCAAATTGTTCAAGTTCGTAAAAATTTGCAAGCAGAAGCTCGTGGTTACAAAATTAAGGATAAAGAAATTAAAGCAAGTTTGCACAGAACTTTAAATGAAATGGAACGTTCAAATAAACTTACTACAAAAAAGATGGAACTTCATTTTAAAACTTTAAGTTTTTCAGTCCAAAAAACCTTTACAAATATTAAAACATCTGCAGCAGGTTTATTTGCAAGTCTTGTAAGAGGAGCACAGGCAGCAGGCGCAGGCATTTCTATGGCTCTAAGCGCCATTTCTTGGATTGGACTAATAGCTAGTCTGGGCGCTTTAGCTGTATCTTTTTTTCGTTCAGGAAAAGAGGCAGAAGATGCGGGACCTAAATACGATTATTTACAAAGTAAAGTAGAAACTCTTACAGCAGAGACAGAAGAATTTATTGCAGTTCAAAATATTTTAAATGATACTTTTGACTATGGTAATAAAGCAGTAGAAGCTTATGGAAAAAGACTATCAAATACTTCTACTCAAAAATTGGGGGAAACTTTAAAAGGGTCAAAAGAACTAATAGCTATACAAAAAGAAATAACCGGAGTTATAGAGCAGGCACAAAAAGATCTTCCGGGGGCTGCTCGCGCATCGGAAGCTAGTCAGCGTACTTCTCAAAGCATTATAACCTCGGGTTCAGGAGCTTCTCCTGTGGCATTCTTATTTGCCCAGAGAGAAGAGAAGAAGTTATTAGAGGAAGTAACAGAAGTTAGAAAAAAAGCTACTATGGGCTTGCAGGAGTATATAGAGGGAAAAAAAGAAGAATTAACTCCTGCTGAAAATGCTTTAAAAATATTATTAGATGATAAAAAAGCTCTAGAAGGGATTACTAACGAACGGTTTAAGGCTAGTACTGTTGTTAATTCTTATAAAGCTTCTTTAGATGCATTGGCAAAAGGCCAAGAAGTAGATATAGAGTTATTACTAAAACAAAGAACGGCTGTAGAAAAATTAGCAGCAGAAATAAGCGAACTAACTAGACTACAAAGCGAAAACTCAAGGGCTATTTCTACCGCGGAAGCTAGAGTCCTTCCTTTAAGTGAGTATGATCAATTATTAACAAATATGAACCAAGAGTTAAGGCTCTTGCAAGATATTGCATTTCAGTATGAAAACAATAGCGCAGGACGACAACTTACTGAAGGCGAGGAAAAAAGATTACAATTTTTAAAAGATAGAAAATCTTTAATAGAAAGTTTAGCAAATCTTGAGTTTAAAATTGCTAAAAATACCTTAGCAACAGATACAGCACTAATTACTGCTTCGAGAGGTAAAACAAAGCTAGTTAAAGACGCTATAAGAGCAGAAGCGGATATAGTAAAAAGTAAAATAAAAGAGTTTGAATTAAGTGAAAAAATTAGACAAGCAACTAAGCTAATGGGCGAAGATGCTCAAGCTATTAAAGAGGCCCAAGCTGCTCGAGACCGTGGAGAGACTTTAACTAGAGAACAAGAAACCTTGCTCTCTACTAATGTAGCTAGAGAAAGATCTATTGAGCTTGCAGCAGCAGAGTTAGGTCTTACTCAAGAAAAAACAGCAGAATTAGAACTTCAAAAAAATACCTTATTTCAACTTCAACAAGCAGCTCTTCAAGCCTTTGAAACAAGTGTTCAAAGTAACTTAGCTTCCTTAATAAAGGGGGATGAAAGCAGTTTAAAAGATGCAATGCTTTCCATTGCCCAATCAACCCTATCAGCCGTTGCAGATACCTTAGCTCAGCAAATGACGCAGGGATTAATGGAAAGTCTTTTTGGAATAATTTCCCCAGAAGAAAGAATTAAGCAAAAAATGTTAGAAGCAGCAGAAGAACACGGTAGAATTGTACAAGCAGCTGTAAAAGGGGAGAGTATAACTCCGTTAGGAGAAATTCAAAAAACAGCAATGGGCAATGAAAGCTCTACAACTCCCGAGAAAAAGAGTATAATGGAAAAGCTTTTTGGAGCCCCAAGCCAGAGAGAGGTCCCACAGGAAGGAGCAGATGTAAAAATTGTTGGAAATAGAGGAGGAAGCGTAAATCGATTCTTAGGAGATTTTGCTGCCATTTTTGACAAAAATGCAGAGGGCGGCCTTGTAGAAAAATTAGGAAATGTATTTGCATCTGGAGGGGATATATTTAAAGACATATTCTCATCTCTTCCAGATCTTTTAGGCAAGCTATTCGGGGGAGGAGGTGCTGGAGGGCTATTAACTTTATTTGGCTTTGCGAACGGCGGAATTGCAAAAGGTGGATTTAGAACTGCAGCATATGCAACAGGAGGAGTCGCGAAGAGCCCCACAATTGGTCTTGTAGGTGAAGGTAAATATAATGAAGCAATTGTTCCTCTACCAGATGGCAAATCAATTCCTGTAATGATGGGCAAAGGAGCGGGGCAACAAAACAATGTTGTAGTAAATGTTTCAATTGATGGAAATGGAAATAGCAATCAAAATACAGAAGGAGATCAACAAGGAATGGATTTAGGAAAAGTCATTGCTAGCGCTGTGCAACAAGAGCTTTTAAATCAGAAAAGACAGGGCGGCATTCTTAATCCGAACGGAGTAGCATAATGGCAGTCTATAAAATAAAAATACCTGTAAGAGGATATGATGGAACAAATCCTACTTCTGCCACCGAAATCGCTGTAGATAGAAACTCAACAAGGCAAGTAAAACAAAGAATTCTTACTGCTCAATTTGGTGACGGATACTCTCAAAGAGTAAAAAATGGAATAAATCCTACTGATGAAACTTTTAATGTAAAATTTTCAAATCGTTCAAGAGAAGAAGTAAATAACTTGGCAGCATTTTTAAATAGACAAGCAGGAAAGCATTTCGAGCTAGTAATTACAGAATACGATGATACAGATGTAACTATTAAAGTATTATCAGAACAGTATAATATTAATTATACAAATACTGAAATACATACACTTACAACAACTTTAAAGAGAGTTTATGAGCCGTGACAGATTTAGTAGATACCGTACAAAAGCAAGAAATAGTAGACGGAGACGGAAACCTAGACTCTCTTGTCGAGCTATTTGATATAACTCTTCCAGGATACGCTTCCGGGGATCTTGCAGGAACTTTTTATCTTTTTAATGGCACAGATTTAGAGCAAGCAGGAAATAAAATAGAATTTGCTCAGAATGAGTATGAAGCGATTCCAATTCAAATAACCGGAATAGAAATTGCCTCTTCTGGAGCCATTGCGAGACCCACTTTAACTGTTGCAAATATTCCCGTACTTACAAAAACTCGAGACAGTAGCGAGACTGTTCTGCAAAGTATAAGAAACGCTACAGACTTAGACCTTCCTTTTGAAAGAAATGATGATTTAATTGGAACCCGTGTAGTTTATAGGCAGGCTTTTTTATCCGATTGTAATACGGGCGATGGTTTTTCTAATGAAATGCCTACTCAGACTTACTATATAGATAGAATTTCTTCTGAAAATAATATCTTTGTAACATTTGAGCTGGCTTCTCCAATGGACCTGGAGAGAGTGACAATTCCTGCTAGAGAAGTTATTGGCCAATACTGTCCTTGGCAGTATCAAGGAAGAGATTTAGGCCTTGGAGGGGGTTGTACTTGGAGGTACAAAGAGAGTGAGCAGCATAGATTTTTTCGAAAAGATGACACAGAAATAACAGGAACTATAAATACTTGGAGTGCAACCTATAATAATCCCAATGGCTACTCTGCGGGGGACATAGTAAAAACAACAGATGGAATTACAAGTAGAGTTCAAATATGGGAAGCACTTTTTGATAACTATGAAAAAGACCCTCGAACAAATAGACAGTATTGGAAACGAATTGATTTATGTGGAAAAACAATAAATTCTTGTAAAATTCGTTTTCAAGGAAATAATTCAGATGATACTTTAAATACAGAAGTACCTTTACCTTTTGGAGGCTTCCCAGGATCGAAGAAGTTTAAGTGATTGATAAAATACAAGCGCATTTTGAGACAGAGTACCCTCGAGAAGGTTGTGGTATAATCGGGATTGTAAAAGGAAAGAAAGAGTGGTTTCCTTGTTCAAATATTGCAAAGAATAACGAAAGTTTTATTTTTTCCTCTAAAGAGTACCTAGATATAAAGAAAAGAGCCGATATATTAGCAATTGTGCATAGCCACCCCGACGCATCAAATGAAGCTTCTCAACATGATATTGACTGTTGTAATGCTCTAGGAATACCTTATTATATCTTTAGTTATCCAGAAATGGAACTAAATATTCTAGAGCCTAAAAAAGCAGCATACCCCTTAATCGGCAGGGAATACGAATTTGGAGTAAGAGACTGTTTCGAAGCACTTCGAGATTGGCTAGAAAAAGAAGGAATAAATATTCCTCCTAGAGAGCCTTTTGAAGATAACTGGTGGAGTAAAGACAATTTAAATTATTTTAGTGAAGAAAATATATTGAATTGGAACCATAAAAAAGTAAATAATTTAGAAAAAAATGATGTACTTATTTTCAAAGTACGAGGAAAGGTAGCAAACCATTGTGGAGTTTACCTGGGAAATGATGTATTCTTTCATCATGCAGAAAACAGACTGTCTTGCAGAGAAAACTTATATCCTTTCTGGGCAGAGCATTTAGTAGGAATTTATAGATATGCTGCGTAAAATATATTTAGAAGGCGAAATTGCAGATAAATTTGGTCATGAGTTCGAAATGAATGTTTCTTCTTTTAGAGAAGCATTACAGTGCTTAGAGTTAAATTGTCCAGAGTTTCGACAATATCTAATAGAGTGTCATGAGAAAGGAATTGGCTTTATTTGTTCTGTGGATGACGAACCTCTAAATCAAGAAGAAAAATTATTATTGCATTATCCTAAAGGCTCCTTTACAATACAGTCTGTACCTGCAGGGTCCAAAGGCGGCTTTGGTAAAATACTTGCGGCAATTGCTATAGTAGCATTAATTATAGCAAATCCCGGTAATGTATTTATTCTTGAGGGCGCTTTAACAACTTGGGGAACTATTGCAGCAAGTCTTGCAATTAATTTAGCCATAACAGGTATTCAAGAACTGATGGCTCCAGACCCTTCTGTAGATACACAGCAAGATGAAAGTTATCTATTTCAGGGTTCGTCTCAAACTATAATAGAAGGAGACCCTGTACCAATACTTTATGGAAAGCTTAGAATTCCTGGCCGCCCTATTTCTTTCGAAATAAAAAATGCGGAAAGACAGTTTATAGATTATGTTCAAACTGGTCAAAATTCAGTGGTCCCTCCCATGGACGGAGGAGGAGGTGGAGGGGGAGGCCCTGGAGGCGCTCCTGATACACTTCCTGATTTTGATTGGGGTAAAATTCATCGTACTGATATACCTGTGTGGAGCCCATAATGGCTGGAGGATCTTCAAAACAATATATAGGACTTGTAGACTTACTTTGTGAAGGGCCGATTCATGGACTTGTAAATGGTAAAAATTCCGTTTATATTAATGATGTGCCATTTGAAAACTCCGGTCTAGTTGGTACGTTTAATCAAGAGCAAACAAGTGCTTTTAAGCAGCCTACGCTGAGTTATACTGCAAATGCTACATCTATAAATGTTTCCGGGGTTACTTTAACTGATAAAGACATTGGAAAATTTGCCCATATCGAAGTAGAGTCTATTACAGGATGTAATTTGACTCGTTCTTCAATTAGTTTATCAAATGTAGGTGGAGGGAATGAAACTTATCTATCTCTTTCTGGCACAGGAATTGACTCTGATTTTAATACTCTTACAGATAACTTATCTTATGTAAAAGTAAAAAGTAGTAACGGAGTATCTTTCTATGCAGATGCTAAATATACTTCTGGAACAACTGTTACTCTTTATGTTTCTTCTCGAAATATAAGTAATCAGCTAATTTCAAGTACGGGCTGGACAATTACTTTAATTAAAGCAGTAGAGGTAACAGGACGTACAGATTCTGATACTTTTACAATAGACAGCGCCTTTCATACAAGCAACTTAACAGATGTTGACTTTTTCTTTTCAGACGCTCCTGCAATAGAAAGCACTACTACTGGATTAGTAAATAACATTTCTAAATTTGACGGATCAACTCTTCAATTTAGAAAAGGTACGCTATTTCAAGCGCCTATTCAACAAGTTAATAGTTTATCTGGCGGAGTCACTATAACAGGTGCTGGAAATGCGAGAAGTTTACAGCAGTCTACAGATGCAAGTAGTACTTATGGCTTAACTTTATATAATACAAGCGGTTATCCAGAAAATCAATCTTTTCCAACAGATGTAGGAAATGCGGCTTTAGTAATTCCTAGCGGCTCTCCGTCGGGAGGTATTGGATTCGGTTTAAGTAGCTCTCAAGCACAACAGGTAAGCGAGTTAAATGTGCGAATAAACTATTCTGCACTTATAACTCATAATAATGAAAGTGGAGATAAATCTTCTGCAAGTGCAATTTATGTTTTCCTGTTAGAGCTTAAAAAACCTGGGGAATCCAACTGGAATGATCATATAACTTTATTTTCTAATCATGGAGGTGAAGTAGTTCATACTGATCAAACTACTGCTCCTGTTGCTTTCGATCACATAATTGGATTGGATAGATTTAAACCTTTTGATGACTTTAGAATTACTATAGTTAGGCTAACGCGCGATTCAGGAGGACTTCCAGTACGTGCTAATGGTGGAACCGGGGGAGAAACCGACCGAGGTAAATTTACTGTACAGGCTCAATCTTCAATTGCGGGAGCAAATCTTAGTGCAACAATAAAAGATAAGTTTAGCTATCCTTATACTGCTCATGCTGCGGTTTCTTTCTCTTCAAAAACTTATGATAGTCTTCCAAGTCGAAGCTATCTTCTTCAAGGTTTAAAGGTACAAATTCCTACCTCTTATACTCCTCGAGAGTATACAGACGATGGGGTAGCAGTTTATGAAGATTATTGGAATGGTGAGTTTAAAAGTGAGCAACTAGATAATGATACTAGTGTTCCTTTATTATATTATACAGATAATCCTGCCTGGGTATTTTATGACATTGTAACAAACAATCGCTATGGAGCAGGGGAGTGGATAGAACCAGGCTTTATAAATAAATTCGCATTGTATAGAATTGCGAAATATTGTGACGAGCTTGTAGATGATGGCAATGGTGGCACAGAACCGAGGTTTAGAGCAAATTTATACTTAGCAAAAGCTACAGAAGTATATAAAGTGCTTAAGGATATGGCAACTATTTTTACTGGAATGCTTTATTGGCTTGATGGTAAACTTACTGCTGTGCAAGATGTTCCTTCGGAACCTGTCTATAACTTCTCAAAAGCAAACGTTGTAGATGGAGTTTTTAATTACGAAAGTACAGGCAGGAAAACTCGAGTCAACCAAGTAGTAGTTACTTGGAATGACCCTAGTGCAAACTATGAGCCCGTACCTCTTATTGTAGAAGATAGAGAAGCAATTGTTAAGGCAGGCCGCATAATTTCTCAAAACTCTGTTGCGATGGGAGCAACTTCAGAAGGCCAAGCCTTAAGATATGGTAGATGGAAGTTATGGACTGCTCAAAATCAAAAAGAAGTTGTAAGCTTTAAAACAGGTTTACAAGGAGCTTTTATTCGCCCTGGCGATATTATTAATGTACAAGATAGAGATAGGTATGGAGTAGATTATAGCGGTCTAACAAGTAGTACTACTTCAGCAACTGCTTCCTCTGTAACTCTAGATAGAAAACTTTCAAGTGTTGCGAGTGCTTCGAAGCATAAGTTTAGTACAATTGTAGATGACTATGCAACTTTTTATACTGGACTAAATCCTGTAACTATAGACGGAAAAACTTATAGTAAAGGCGACAGAATTACGGGGCGCGTATACATATATGATACAGAGTTGGAAGCCTATTATTTAACTTATATTGGTAATGAAAGAGAGGCTAGTAATGCTTTTCAAAACTCCACTGGCACTCCTCTGCAGACAGAATGGAAACCATATACTTATGTAGTTACAAAAGCGGTAACTCTTGATAATACCGGAGATGTTTCTGTAGTTACAATTGATACGTCTGATACTTCTCTTCCTGAAATTGAACGAACAAACTATTCAGGGGATGCTCCAGCAGCAGGCACTTTGTGGGTTCTTCAGGCTTTAGATGCAAATGATCAAAATATACTCGGCTCGAAAAAAGAATATAGAGTATTGAGTATTGCACAGGAAGATAACAAAAATACTTACTCAATTACGGCAGTAGAATACTATGTAGAAAAATATGATGCAGTTGACAAAGACTATGCACTGGGTGTTACTCCTTCGAATGTATTTCCAACTATTGAAGACCCCGACGAAGAGGTTCCTACACCTGATAATATTTATGTGGCAATAGATAGTGATTCTTCAAAGCCGGGAGAAGAAATAATAGTAACATGGGGAACCCCTCAGGAAACTTTTCTAGACATACTAGATACTGTACAAAATAGAACTTACTCTTTTCTTGATAAGTATGAACTATATCATGATGTTCCTCATGTAGAATCTCCAATTGTAACAAGTCGTCTATCTTACAGATTTGAAAATTTAGAAGATGGACTATATACATTTAGGGTACGAGCGGTTTCCCGTAAGCAGAATTATTCTGACTTTGTGTCTACACAGTATGAAGTAAATGACATTTATGGTTCTGCAGTACCTCGAATTGTTGGGGGTCTACCAAAAGGAATAGTCGCAAATTCTCAAATTTCATACGCCTATGATGCCAATGCTAGTTCTAACCAAGGGGGTACTGAGGCTGTTAGATTTACTGAAGGAAGTTCTGCTACAGGATTTTCTATAGGAAATCTTTTAGTTGGGGATAATTCTCCGTCGGCAAGTCTTTCAAATATAAATGTAAGCGGATTAGTAGATAAAGTTGCCCAAGAATGGTACTATTTATTATTTGATGGAGGTAGCGGAAATTTACTTTATTGGGATACTGATACCCTAGAAACTCTTCCATTTTATAAGAAAATACAGGGAGGAACTTGGAGAGGCTCCGCCACAAGCTCTATTAGTACTTATGGATGGAGCTCTAAAACGGGCGGATATACTTTAGCAGCTGATTCTACAAGAATTACTTTTAATAGCTCTAATTCTTCATTAAAAATTGGAGACATTATTGCATTTGAAGATATTAATGAAGTAGAGGCAGTATCTATTAATTCTGTGACTTCTACTTCTGGCTCCTATCGAATAGAAATACTTACAAATTTTGATAACTATTTGATAGCGAATGGCGATAAAGTTAAACTTGAAAATGCAACTTTTACAGGTAGTGGTACAGATTTTAACAATAAAGAATACTATGCAAAAAGAATAAGTACAACGGTAATTGAGCTATATAAGGATGAAGCTTTATCAGAAAATGTTACGTCATCTGATATTGGGAAAACGTGGGATGAAGGCGGATGGATTCGAAGAATTGGAGTAAAAGGCGCAAAAGTAATCGCAAAAGTTTCAAATACTGAGGCAATACTTGATAGAAGCTTTTCTTCGGCCCTGACTTCTTCGAATGCTTATTATGTAAGAAACTTCCAGCCAGATTTTAAAGATGATGCAGTATTTGGCAGAGTTCGTTGGAACTCTACAAATGAGCAAACTCTAGTCAATAGTTTTTCTGTAGACTCGTTTATACAGTTAGATCCAAGTCTTACCTCCGGTAAAGCCGTTTTAGTAACACCGAGTTTGGAAACAATTCGATACGAAACTAATGACGATGGCACTACAGTTACTCAGACTTCAGAGTTTGAGTCTTTGACTGCAACTGTAACTGGGCTTGGATTTATAAAACCTCAATTTCGTTTAGTTTCTTATCAAGTTAATGGAAACGATACTACAGTTTTAAATGAGACAATATCTACAAATTTTGCAGAGCCTGATGAAGTTGGTGGGTTCTCAAAAGAATTCACAATTAATAATGATAATGATGTAGACTATGGAACAGGAGCAGATGCTGGTGCTCCTATCATAATAAAAGCAGAAGTTCGAGAAGCAAACAATGTTGGAATTAATGCTTTTGGCAGTGGTGATATTCTAAGAGTTAAAGATGGCGCGGCAGGAACTCAAGGCAGAACGGTAGAATTAACAGCAGAAGATTATACTATTGTATATGATACCGAGGGTGAAAACCCGTCATTTGAAGATACTAGTGGTACGTCTGCTTCTATTACTATTACTTCGACTTCTCGTAATTTTGGCGATAATCCGTTATTCAGAATTACAATAGACAGTAATAATGCACCAACTACTAGTTTTTCTAGCTGGGTTGATGGAACTTCAGGAACTGACAATAGTATATATAGTACTTATATTATTCCTCCTACCGTTAAGCCAAATTATTCAAGCAAAGTAATTCAAGTTCAAGTAGCAGAAAGGCCTGAAAATTGGAACGCTGCTACCCAACAAGGTCAAGATAGTGAAGGAAATGCTATAACTCCGACTGTAGGGGCATCTGATAGTATTTCTATTCTTTATTTGCAGCAAGGCGAAGGCGGTATTGCAATTGCAAACTCTAATTCTGCCCATGCTTACGCAACTAACTCAAATGGAGAGTTTACTGGTAGTACTATTACTGGTTCCGGTACTACAATAGAGGTTTTAATTGGTGGCACTCGAGGAACTTATAGAGGCACAAGTAATGGAACTCTTTCTTCGGGAGGTTTTTCGGGTACTTTAGATCCGGGTGATTGGTATATTGTAAGTGCGGTCTCAAGCACAAGCGAGTTTTCTGCAGGTAATATTACTGCATCAGGTAATATTGCAACAATTGGTGCAGTAAATGTAGATAATACTATTGGCTATGGAGAAGATGTAGAACAGATTACTTGGACTATTCGTGTAGGTACTCGTTCTGGCACTACAATTGATTTAACAACTATTCAAAGTCTCAGTAAGTCCAGAAGAGGCACTGATAGTACTGTAATTGAGCTTACAAATGATGCAGAGACTGTTGGAGGCACTGAAAATCAAGCTTTATCTGGATTATCTCTTTCTACAACAGCTCAAATATTTGCAGGGGTAGCTGATGTTTCATCTTCTTGGGATTTTACTGCTACAGCAGCTACAGGAATTACAGTAAATAGTACAGGTACGGGCACAGATGGAAACATATTTACTGTTACAGCATTAAGTTCATCTTTTACATCTGGAAATGTTGTTATTACTGCTGTAGCAAAGAGCACTGGAGACTATGCAGGTTCTGCAAATAAAACCGCTAATTTTACAATTACAAAAGTTAATAATGGACAAGACGGAGTCTCGTATCGTATTACAACTTCGAATAGTGCCGTTGTATATGATCCAAATGCTGATCCCGTTTCTTGGTCTCCAACCAGCGTTACTTTTAGTGCGTCAAAAATAACTCCGGATGGTGCTACTTCATTTACTTCTGGGTATTGGAAATTAAATAATAGTAACCAAGGTCAAGCTTCTAGTGTGAGTAGTGGTACAATTAGTTTTACTTCTGGAAATATTACTGCGCAGCTATATCTGGATTCTAGCTATACTCAATTGGTTGATACTGAATCTGTGCCTATTATTTCAAAAGGTTTAGACGCAGATGCGTTAACAGTTACCGAAGACACTTCTGTAGCAGGACAAATAACTCTTAACTTTAGCGACGGCACTTCTATAACAATTAATGATGGAGACGATGGCGATACTAAGGGTGTGGTACCTATTTATGCTAGTAACTCTTCGGGAGACAATCAAAGTTATACTCAAGGGTCTTTAGCTTATGTTAATTACTATGAGTATACTAATAGTAAACCTACCCTGCCTGTGTCTAATCTTACTTGGGTTAAATACATAGGAGAAGATGGAGATAGCCAAGGCGTAATACCTATCTATGCAGATAATGCTAGTGGTACAAATGCAACTTTTACGTATTCAAATCAAGAATATGTTAATTTTTATGAATGGACAGGCTCCGCCCCTACTGTAGTGCCTGCAGGACTCACTTATGTAAAATTTGTAGGAGACGATGGAGACGATGGAACCTCTGTTACTGTTACGAGTACAAGTACCTCTAATGGAGTTACTACTGTTAACTTTTCTGATGGTACTTCTATAACTATAACCGATGGAGACGATGGAACTTCAGAAGGTGTATTAGTCGTATATGCTGATGACTCTAGTGGAACAAACAAGTCCACTACAAGAGGCGCAAATCAAAATTATGTACTATATTACGAATGGACAGGAACAAAACCAAGTGTAAGTAGTGTAACTGGAACTTGGGTTCTTTTTGTAGGTGACGATGGCGAAACGCAGGGAGTTATTCCAGTATACTCTTCTGTAGCTAGTCCTACCAGTACTGGACAGCTTTCTTTAACTTATTCAAATCAAGAATACATTACATTTTTTGAGTATACAGGCACAAAACCAACTTCTGTTACTAGTGCAATGGTTAGCCAAACTTATGTTCCTTTTGTAGGTGATGATGGAGCAGATGGAACAGCAGGAGACCCAGGAGACCCAGGCCCTCGATCCGTTTTTGCATATATTTATTATCAAAGTAGCTCTACTTCTGCACCGACCATTCCTGCATTAAGTACTTTTACTCCAAATTTTACAAATGGATCTGTATCCAGTAGTAATTCTAATTGGAGTACAAATACTCCAACTTTTGTTGCCGGAAATACGAATAAGTACTGGTATTTTACATTTACGGCTACAGAGAGTGGTACATATAATAATGGGTATCCAAGTGTTACTAAAAACTCTAGCCCTTCCGCAGGCTCTGGGGCTATTCAAGGAATTGGGTTTACTGGATTAGTAACTTTTTCAAGTACAAATAATATTGATGGATTTAATCCTATAGAATGGATTAATGATAATGGAGCAACTACAGGTACAAGTAATACTACCACTATTGATGGGGGGTTAATTAGAACAAATACAATTATCGCCAATAAGCTAGCTTTTACTCCCGTTACTTCTGTTGCAGGTGTGTCTGGTTCGAGTATTTCTACAGCACAATTAAGTAGTGCAGGATTATCTCTTACTCAGGACTTAGGAAGCTTAGCAAGTCAAGATACTGTAGATCTAGTAAATGATATATCAGGAAATCTACCGACTACAAGCGGTGGAACAGGAAATAGCTATAGTAATCTTACGGCTTTAGCAAATGGAATAGCTGCGACTACTGCGTTCGGAGATTTAGCTTCTCTAGACAGTATTTCTGCTACTAGTAGCTACATTACGGGTCTTGGAGATTTAGCGACTCAAAATGAAGCAAATCTAGATTTTATAGGTCTCTCTTCTACAGTTATACAAGCAGGAAAGATTACTCTTGGCACATCTGGCGTTCTTTTTGACAATGCAGATAGTAGTCACACTGTTGTTCAAAATGCAATTATATTAGATACTTCAGGAAGTGCGAATGCAATTTATATCTATGACGGTAATGCTTTAAGAGTTAAACTAGGAAAGCTATAACCACCAAAAAAATAAAACTTGACATAAAATGTCCCTTTTGTTATAATTTCATCATGGAGAGATTTAAATGAGCGCAGGTACTTATAACTTATTCATTGACCAAGGATCCGATTATGCGATTCAGCTTACTGTAAAGGAAAATGGATCTGCTAAAGATTTAACGGGCTACTCTGCTCGTGCACAGCTGCGCTCAACAAAATCAGCAACCGATGTAACAGCTACTTTTACGTGTACAGTTACAAATGCGTCAGGAGGTATTATAAAAATGGCTCTTGGAAATAGTGTTACAAAAGACATTTCCCCTGGTGTGTATTATTATGATTTGGAGTTACATACAGCAAGTGATGCTTATGTAACTAGAATATTAGAAGGCCAAGCTACTGTCTCTCAAGAGGTTACGCGATAATGGCTATAAGTATTTCAATAGCTCCTTATGTTACCTCCGTTGATGTATCTCAAGAGGCAACAAGAGTAGTTGAAGTTTCTGCAACTATTCCTACTCTTTCTATAAGTTCTGGAGGCGGTAGTGCATCTTCAATAACTGTAACACCTTACAACACAATTTCATCAACAAACCTGCAAGACGCTTTAGAAGAGCTTGCAGATCAAAGTTTTCGTAGCAATAGTGCCCCAACTACAAATGTAGAAGAGGGTGATACTTGGTACGACACGCTAAACGATATTTTTTATGTCTATCGCACTTTAAATGGTACCTTGGATTGGCACCCTTTACTTGCAACTGCCGATGAAGGTAGATTAGACGGAGGAGCCTTTTAAAGGCTACTGGAGACTCTTAAATGGCTCAAGTAATTCAAATTAAGCGCAGTACAACTAGCGCTGCCCCGAGCAGTAGTCTAGCCGCAGGCGAACCCGCATACTCAAGTAATTCCGATAAGCTTTTTCTCGGACATCCTGATGGGACTACTGGTAACATCGTAATCGGTGGAAAGCTGTATGTCGATATGCTCGATCATACTGCGGGTACTCTTACTGCAGACAGTGCTCTTGTCGTTGATTCAAGCAGCAAAATCGATGTATTGAATGTAGACAATATTACTCTTGATGGTAATGCAATTACATCTACTGATACAAATGGAAATCTTACTCTTACTCCAAACGGTACGGGAGATCTTGTACTTGATGGTCTTAACTGGCCTCAAGCTGATGGTACTGCAGGACAGTATCTAAAAACAGATGGCTCTGGACAGCTTTCTTGGGATACTGTAACTACTTCATTTACTATCTCAGACGGCACAAACTCAGATACATTTAGTACGGGAGGCACTCTCAGCTTTACAGCGGGTACAGGAATCTCAATTACTGTAAGTGATGATGAAGTTACAATTGCTTCTTCTGATACTTCAACTCCTGTAACTTTAAATGCTGCTGTAACAGATGTTCTGTCTCTTAGCGGACAAGAAATTTCAGCAGTAGATAATGGTTCTGATGCTCTTATCGGCTGGGACGATTCAGCAGGTACTCTTACTTATTTGTCCGCTGCGGATGTTCGAACAGCAATCGGTGTAGATGCTTCAGGCACTGACAACTCTACAGATGTAACTCTTACTGGATCATATGACTATTTAACTATCAGTGGTCAAGCAATCACATTAGGTCAAATTGATCTTACTACTGATGTAACTGGTGCTCTGCCAAATGCAAATCTTGCAAATTCTTCAGTAACTCTTGGCTCTACTTCAGTATCTCTTGGGGATACTGCAGCAAGTCTTGCAGGTCTTACAAATGTAACTGCTACAGGTACGATTACTGGCGGTACAATTACTGATGGTACAGCTTCTCTTTCAAGCGGTTCGATAACGAGTGCTGTTAATGGCACATTCAGCGGTACTGTAACAGGCGGTACAATTACTGATGGCACTGCATCCTTTACAAGCGGTGCTTTGACTGGCGCTACAACAGGTGCTTTCTCAAGTGATGTAACTATCGGCGGTAATCTAACGGTAAGTGGTACTACAACTACAATTAACTCAGAGACTCTCACTATTGATGACAATATTATTGTTCTTAATAATAATGTTACCGGTACTCCTACTGAAAACGCCGGTATTGAAGTTGAGAGGGGCACAGCTACAAATGTATACTTCCGTTGGAATGAGACTTCAGATAAGTGGCAGTTCAGCGATAGCTCTGGCTCTGCAGAAAATGTTTTAAGTGCTACAAACTTTGAAACTGAGGTTCCAACTCTGGAAGGCGGCACTTTCTAATTAAATAAAAAACCCTCGCGTATATACGCAATTTAAAGAGGAAGCCATATGGCACAAACGATCAAATTAAAGCGCTCGGCTACGTCGGGCGCTGCTCCCAGCACATCTGATTTAGCACTTGGCGAAGTTGCAATCAATACTTATGATGGTAAAATGTACATCAAAAAAAGTGTTGGTGGTACAGAAAGCATAGTAGAAATTGGTGCTGGACTTACTGTCGGGGATCCTACAAAACTAGATACAATTACTGCTGTAAATGGGCAAGCAGCTTATTCTATGACTGTAAATAGCTCTTCCTATACTCCCACGCATATAAATGCTATGATTGTTTCTCTTAATGGCGTAACGCAAGAACCTGGAAACTCTTTTACAATATCAGGATCTACAATTACATTCAGTCCTGCCTTAGCAACCGGCGATGTAATAGATTATATTGTTGATATGGGAAGAACAGTAAATATTGCATCAGCAGGATATGCGACAGTAGATGATGCGACAGCTTTAGCAATCGCTTTAGGATAATATTATGGCAAATACTTTTAAAAATGCTTTTTCAGCAGATGTAAGTAACAGTTCTTATGCTGATGTCTATACAGTGCCTTCTTCAACTACGACTGTAATACTAGGATTGAATATATGCAATAAAACAGCAAATGCTGTAACGGTAAAAGTTCAACTTCAAGACACATCAGCATCTTCTGCAACTTTTCAAATTATGGAAGATGTTTCTATACCTGCAAATACTTCTCTTGAAGTCATGACAGGACAAAAATATATATTAGAGGCAACTGACGTCTTAAGAGTACAAGCAGGTACTGCATCTGCTATAGATGTTACTCTTGGTGTGATGGAGATAACATAATGCCTTCTTTTATTGGAATACAGCCTGCAAGTATAAAACTTTATGCTACAATAGATGATTTACCTTTAAGTGGTATTCCAGAAGGGACACAAGCTCTTGTTGATTCTACAAATAAACTTTATATTTTTACCGACGCTGGATGGTATAATATTGCATTAATTAATCAGACTCCTTCGATAAGTGGAGTTGAGTCCTCTTATACACTTGAAAGTGGCGCGAATACAACTGTAACTATTACTGCTACTGATCCTGAAGGGTTCCCCCTCACTTATAGTATTGCATCTGATACTTCGGGAAGTATTGCTACAGTTACTCAGGGTACCGGAGCAAATAGTAATGTTTTTACTATTGCAGCGTCAACTAGCAGTGCAGGAGCATTTACTTTAACGTTTAGAGCAAGTGATGGAACAAATGTTGCAAGCGCAGCCAGCACCTTTACACTCTCACTTATTATTACAAATAGTCAATATACTTCGACATTGCTTACATCAGTAGGTCCAAATGGGGGCGACAATACCACGTTTACAGATAGTTCATCAAATAATGTAACTATAACGAGCAGTAGCTCTTACTACGTAACTCAAACAACACATAGTCCATTTAGATCCGGCGGGTATTCTACCTTTTTTGATGGTACGTCAGATTATTTGGAAGCAACAGATGCGAGCTCTTTAAATCTAGGCTCGGGTGAATTCACTCTAGAAACTTGGTTCCGAACAGACTCTACCTCAAATACTATGCGTATTTTTAATTTAGTAAATGGTTTTACTGAAAAATTGCAACTTTATTATTATTATTCTTATGGAAGTATAGTACTTAGAGTAGGTAGCAGCACTAAAACAGGCACGACAGGAAGTGGGGATAATTATAATGTTATAGCATGGGAAGCTTGGAATCATATTGCACTATCAAGAGATTCTTCGAATATTTTGCGCCTATTTATTAATGGTAACGTAGTGTACTCGGCGACTGATACTACTGATATTGATAATGAAAAAATATGGATAGGTAGACCATATAGTACAGGTAGCTATCTAGATGGACAGCTTAGAGATGTGCGTTTAGTTATTGGTTCAGCAGTATATACATCTAACTTTACTCCCCCCACAGAACCTTTGACAGCAATTAGTGGTACTGAGCTATTAACTTGTCATGCCAATCGTATTTATGATGGTTCCTCAAATAATCACAGTATTGTTAATTATGGTGTTGCTACGCTAGCCAATCATAGCCCCTATAAATATGACGTATATAATTCTAGTACTCACGGAGGGTCTATTTATTTTGATACAGGGGCGGCTACTGCTTATTTAAATTTTGATGATCCGGGTTTTTATGGGACTACAGGGGATTTTACAATTGAAGCTTGGGTCATGCCCGTAAGTTTTACGAGCAGACATGGGTCAATATATTCACATGGTAATGCTAGCTCATACGGTTCAGATTATTTTGATATTCGTCTAAATACCTCGGGACAGCCTGAATTTTATTGGGGCTCTAGTACTGCATCTATTAGCGGTAGTGCGAGTGCAAAGTTAATACAGTGGAATCATATCGCAGCAGTTAGATCAGGCTCAACAGTAACACTATATCTAAATGGAGAATCAGTTGGTTCAGCGACTATTTCCGGAGCAGTGCCAACAGCAGGCTCTAATAGATCTTATATTGGTTGCCGATCTGTAACTCAAACTAGCAATACTCTCTGCTTTTACGGCCATATTTCCAATTTTAGATTAGTAGTGGGAACGGCTGTTTATACATCGGCATTTACGCTTCCAACTGCGCAATTATCTAATATCACCAACACGGAGCTACTTCTTTTAAACGCAGATATAGACATCATTGATAAATCTCAATCAGTAACTAGAATGCCGATGAATGGGGTTGCTTCTTCTACAACACAAACTAAATATCTATCATCTTCTATTGGATTTAATGGTACAAGCAGTTATATACATCTTCAGGGAAACGGTAACGTATTTAATTTTGATAATAGGGATTGGACAATTGAAGGATGGGTATATATGACCGATATTTCCACCACTAATTATATTTTAGACGGAAGAACGTCGGCTACCTCAGGCATCACCCTTCTATATGTAAACAGTTCTGGAGTATTTAATGCATATAATGGGCAAACGCTTAGCAGTGCAGCTGTAAGCAATCTTGAAAATAATTGGGTTCATTTTGCACTTTGTCGTAATGACGAGTCATTACAGTGGTATATTAATGGTACGGCTTCCGGTAGCGCACATTCAATAAATCTAAATAGTAAGTGGGATGTTGCGGATAATAGATTTATAGTTGGTAAGGCTGGCTATTCATCTGCTGCATACTTTAAAGGATACATGTCAGACCTTAGAATTACTAAAGGCTTAGCTAGATATACATCTAATTTTACGCCCCCTGCCACAGCACTACAGGGATAAAAAAGGGGCTATTCAGCCCCTTCCTCTTTAACTGGTTCTGGCGTAACTTGTGGTTGCGCCTGCTGTTGAATTTTATTTATCACTGCAATACTTGTTTTAGCGGGTAGCTCTCCCAGAGCCGCTAATACAACATTTATTTCTTGCAATGATAGATCCAACTTAATACTTTCATTTGCCATAATAGAAATTCCTATTTAAATATATCTTGCCAGTTTCCGGTAGTGCTCGCGCGTGCATACTCGGTGGCTCTGTTTTCAAAAAAGTTAGTGTGCTCTACACCGTTTAACATATAGTCAAGCCAAGGTAGAGGATTTTTATCACTACTAAAGATTTTTTTCATTCCCAGACCAAGAAGTCGACGATCTGCAATATATCGAATATACTCTTTTACTTCTTCCGCAGTTAAATCAGGTACTTCCGCACCTTCAAAACAGAGATCAATAAAAGCATCTTCAAGTTCTACTGTTCGCTCTGCGGCACAGTAAATCTCATATTTTAGATCATCATTCCACAACTCTGGATTCTCCTTAATAAAAGTTCGGAACAACTGGCTCATACCTTCGACATGAAGAGTTTCATCACGAATACTCCATGTTACAATTTGTCCCATACCTTTCATCAAGTTATGTCGAGGAAAGTTTAGTAGAATCGCAAAACTACTGAACAATTGTACTCCTTCTGTAAATCCAGAGTAAATCGCCATAGTTTTTGCGATATTCATTGGAGTATCCATACCAAAATTGGATAAATGCTCATGCTTATCCATCATTGCTTTGTGCTCAAAAAACTTTTGGTACTCATCGTCACCAAAACCAAGAGTTTCTAGCAAGAGTGAGTAAGCTTCTTGATGCACTGCTTCCATTGCTGCAAAAGCAGACAGCATCATTCTTACTTCAGGCTGCTTAAATGTTGGTAGATAATGCTTCGCATACCCACAGCAAACATCTACATCAGCCTGTGTAAAAAACCTAAAAATCTGATTAATAAGTCGACGATTCTCAGGTGTTAACTTATCACGATAGTCTCGTAAATCATCAGCAAGATTTACTTCATCAGGAAGCCAATGCATATGCTGTTGAGTTTTATAGTGTTTAAAAGCCCAAGGATAATTAAAAGGCTTATAATATTCTCTTTCTGTTAATAAATTCATTCAACGCTCTCTAAGACTTCTTTTAAGTCGCTATATCCCCCAATCCAAGTATCCCCAATAAGTATCTGGGGTACTGTTTTTACATTAGGAAATAATTTACTAAATTTTAACATATCATGGCTTACTTCGATACTCTCTACTTCATATCCTTTTTCTTTTGCTAATTTTTCTGCTAAATTGCAAAAGCGGCAATCTTCTGTGCCCCAAATTTCTATTTTATCCTTCACAAGCAAGGCACCCCTCTTCATCCATGCTTTCGAATATATACTGTCGAAGAGCTTCGTCAGATACATTTTCAGCACGTTTATACGCTTCGCTACGTAAATAGTATAGAGTTTTTACTTTCTTTTTCCATGCCATCATATGTACTGCATGAAGTTCTTGCTTTGACACATTGGCAGGAAAAAATACATTTAGAGACTGACTTTGACAGATATATTGCTGTCGATCGGCTGCAAAATCAATAATCCATCTTTGGTCAATTTCAACTGCGGTTTTAAATACGTCTTTTGTAACTTCGTCCAGAAAGTCAAGATGCTGAACTGAGCCACCGTTTGTAACAATACTTTTCCATACTTCATCCGTATCTTCTCCTATTTCTTGTAAAATGTGTTCAAGATATTCATTTTTTTGAAGACTTGAGCCTGACTTAGTTTTTTGAGTAAATGCATTAGCCCTGTAAGGCTCAATACTAGGACTAGTATTGCCACAAATAATACTACTGCTAGCATTAGGAGCAACAGCGAGAAGGTGAACATTACGAACTCCATAACCCAATGCATCAGGAGCTTCACCCCTTTCTTCAGCCAGTTTACGAGTTGCATTTAGTGCCTCCGTTTTTATATGGCGAAACATTCTCATGTTTGCGCTCTTTGCCATTACGCCTTCGAATGGCAGATGGTGTCGCTGCAAATAAGCATGAAAGCCCATTGCTCCGAGACCTATACTTCTTTCCTGCATTGCACTATACGCTGCTCTCCATAGCTCGCGAGGCGCATTGTCAATAAAATGTGTAAGTACATTGTCAAGCATTGCTATTAGGTCTGGAATAAAATGAGGGTCATGCTGCCATTCGTCAAATTCTTCCAGATTTACACTTGATAGACAGCATACTGCTGTACGCTCTTCATCTGTAGCAAGAGTAATCTCACTACAGAGATTTGAGTGATGTACTGTTAATCCTTTGTCTTTTTGACACTGAGGCAATGCGGCTTGCACAGTATCTTTAAACATAATATAAGGTTCACCAGTTTCTACACGATTCTGAATAAGTTTTACCCAAAGTGTTTTTGCGGATACAGTTTTTATAACTCTACCAGAATGAGGGTCAATCAAGTCCCAGGAGTCATCGAACCCTTCTTCTCTTGTAGCACCTTCGATAAGCTCCATAAACTCATCTGGAATAATTACTCCATGATGTAGGTTTACAGACTTACGATTTACATCGCCACCTGTGGGCTTACGAACATCTAAAAACTCTTCTACTTCGGGGTGGGAAATATCAAGATAAGCAGCGTAGCTTCCTCGACGAGTAACACCCTGGCTGAAAGCCAACATTTCTGCATCAACTACTTTTAAGAAGGGTATGACACCTGTACTTTCTGATCCGTTACTTGTTCTTGATCCGACGCTTCGAACACCGTTCCAGCAACCACCAATGCCGCCACCGACGCTACTGAGAAAAGCATTCTCCGTGTAGTGATTTGTGAGCCCTTCACGGCTGTCGTCCACGAAATTAAGAAAGCAGCTAATAGGCAAGCCCCGGGTAGTTCCCCCATTAGAAAGCACAGGAGTACTAAACATAAACCAAAGTTTACTAGCATAATCATATAACCTTTGTGCATGTTCTTCATCATTCGCAAAAGCTTTTGCTGCTCGTGCGAAAGCATCTTGAGGAGATATTTCTCCATCAATTAAATATCTGTCTTGCAGAGTTTTCTTACTAAACTCTGATAGATACCGATCTCGTCGATAATCTACTGTTACATTAAACGACACCTAACATTCTCCCTTGTATATCTGATATGTTATCAGACCCAATCGCATCATCGCAATAAGTCATTAAATCCATAAGTTCATAGTTTTCTAAAATTTGTTCTGCATTTTCGTTTAATGCTTGAATAAACTTATATCGACTATCAATCGGAGTTGCATCATAAATACTCATTGCATCTCCGTATTCTTGAATCAACTGTACAGCTCTCTTTGGGCCTATTCCAGGTATGCCTGGGACATTATCACCCTTGTCTCCTGTTAGACATTTAAGAGAAATATACTCTTCGGGAGAACATTCATAGTGCTCAGACCATGTATCAAGCGTGACTTCCTTCCTCGTCACATATGAGAATCGTCCGACGTTTTCTTGAATAAGTAAATCCCAGTCTCTATCACTCGAAATAAGCCAAATATATTCTAAACCATACTTATTTCTTTCTTTTACCAAATGAGCAGCAATATCATCTGCCTCTACACCTTTGTATCGAAGTACAGTATATCCTGCTTCTTCGAGTACTTCTAGGGATGCTTCAAACTCTTCAAAGAACTCTTCAAATGCGATTCGTTCTTCTTCTGTTTGCTCTGCAAACTTTTCTTTTCGATTTTGCTTGTACTCAGGGTTTATACCTTTTCTATAGCTAGAAGAACCCCAGTCTGCTGCAATAATTAAATTTTTACAGTCATAAGATTTTGCAAGAGACTCTACAGTACGTTGATAATCATATCGAAAGTCTGTACGCCCTTGATGCTTCCATCGAAATGCTAAGTTTAGCGCGTCTACTATAAGTGTGGTTTTATCACTTGGATTTACAATTTTTTCACTAAAACTGAATGCCATTTTTTAAAAACTCCACTGTTTCGTTTTCTAACCAATCTTCCGCGAGAAGAATGAAACAGTTAAGAAACTGTATAAACATCCATTCTTCAGTTTGTTTCGGCTGTAAATTTGTTACAACAAACACAGGAGAACGATTATATTTAAAGAAAAGAAGAGGCTCTTGGTCTCCTCCTTTCGCTTGTACTTGTACTTTTTTCCACCAGCGAATAAGATTATTTGTCTTTTTCGCAGTAAATATTTTATCTGAAAGAGGGGATTCAGAGTAGTTTTTTACTTCAATACAAAATCTATTTTTTTCATTCGGAACATAGAGATCGCCTTTCAAATACTCAAGAGCCCCTGAATTAGGGACTCTTTCAAACTGCAACCCCGTTGCGACCCGTAACATATCTCGTACTAAGTATTCTCCTCTTGCTCCTTTCGCTCTGCTATCAACCATATTAACTTCTTCTTTTTATCTACTTTAGAAAGTTCTTCGAGCTCTTGTTGTAGCTCTTGTTCTTTTGCTTTCTTTAACAACCACATTCTACGCTGTGCTGCTAGTCGATTCATTCAAGGGCGCTCACATTTTCTCTCTTTACGACTTCAATCTTCTCTAGCAGAGGATGTGTCCAACCGTGACTGACTACATAAGTATTTAAATTTTCTTCTCCAAGTAATACTTCGACAAGTTTTTCTCTACCTGTTTCATCAAGTACGTTAATCACCTCATCTAAAAAGAGAATATTGATTCGTGATTTTGAAATACTACTCATTAGCTTACGAATTGCTATAAGAGTAGCCGTGTTTACTCTTGCCAACTCTCCAGAAGAAAGAGCAAGTATATCAACAATGTTTCCATTGTCTGTAATTTGCACATTTAGCTTATCATTACTTACAACAAACTCAAGAGTAAAACGCCCGTCTGAAAGCTCTCCAAGATAGGTGTTTACTAATTCTTCTAGTTCCTTTACTAGATTTTCAATCTTATAAGCAATTAAGCCGTTTGTGCTAAATGCTTTTTTCAGCACTTCCAAATTAGAATACACACTTTCTACTTTATTTAACGACTCCTGTGCCTCTTCTAATTGTTCCAGAAAACTATCTGTTTGTTCTTGAATTACTTGGATTCGGGTGTTTTGCTTTGTTCTTCTCTCATTTTCCGCCGTTGCATCCGCCACAGACTTTTTGATCGAAACCAAGTCAGCTCGTACTCTTCCCAAGCGCTCTTCGAGCTCTCCTTTATCCAAGAGGGCCACTGGCAGATCTCGATCAATGCTTCGATAAAGATCCTCCCACTCTCTTTGCATTTTGTTTTTATATTCGAAACGTTCATTGTTTCGTTTAATTTCTTGAATTCTTGTTGTAATTTCACGCATTTTCTCCTCTGCGAAAGAAATCTTTGTAGCTTCCTCCGTAATTAGACTTTGCTTAAATGTCTCTTGAACATTTTGCTCGCAAGTCGGACATCTACCTTCCAAATCTTCCAATTTTTTCATCAGCCGCTTTGACCCCGCTACGACCCCGGTAAGATTACCAAGTTCTGATTGTAGCGTATCATAGGACTCTTTTGCATGTACATCAATATTCTGTATTTCTTGAATATTTATTTGCTTTAGCAAAGAGATGCACTGATTATTTTGTGAGATTTTTTTATTTTTTTCCGAAATATTTTCAATTTCTTTCGTTAGTGAACGGAATTGCTTCTCAAGTTCTTCCGTATCATTTTCAATTTCTAGCATGGGCAGTACGATAGTATCTCTCAATTTATTATCGGACAACCATTTTTCCACAGTTGCTATTTTTGATTTAACTGCGGAAATTTCCAATGATAGATCTTTAGAAGCATTTTTAAATACTTCAAACAGCTCTACATATTCTTCCAGATGTAAAAGGTCAATAAGAAACTTCTTTCTTGTTGTATCTGTTGCTGTAAGAAACTGTAGGCTCGCATTTGTATTTTGGTATACAAGCTGCGAGAAAGTTTTAAAATCTATACCAATTACTTCTTGTATTGTTTTAAATGTATTTGTAGCTGTATGGCTTGAAATATCCTCGCCATTCTTTAAAAATGCTACTTTAATATTTGTTTTTCTATCTATTGAAACCACATACGAATCTTCATCTTTTGTAAACTCAAGATGAATGGTGTAGCCATTATTTACATAACGATTTGGTATATCTGCTTTTTTGATGCCCTTTGAGTTTTTGTTAAAAAGAGCTTCTTCAATAATTAACGGTATAGACGACTTGCCCATACCATTTGTTCCAATTATTTGAGTTACTATATTTTCTTCTAAGTCCAGGCTATTATTTGACCCGTAACTGAAGCAGTTATCCCATTGTAGTTTTTTGAGCGTAATCATTAAAAGTGCCTACTATATTTTGAATTTTATCATCTTCTAATTCCAAGATGTATGCTAGGTACTCTACTAACTCTTCTTGGATGCTCATGTCTTTATTGATTACCAAAGCTGTTTCACTACTACGTTTCACAACTTTTTTATCTAGTAAATCACTATTTTTTACATTTGCTAAATCTTGTATATCACCTTCTAATTCATAGATAGTATGATGATATTCAGTAGGAATCATTTCATTTGGATCGGCTACTGTTTTTCGTATTAGTTGTGGAAGGTCAAAAGGCTCCCACATCCACTTCCAAGTGTTGGGATTTATTAGTATGTATCCGGTCTGTACTTCTGTTCGATGAAAAGAAGTGGTCATTGGAGACCCCGGATATACTATATTTCTTTGGCTATTACTATGGGCGTGTAAATCGCCCGCAAATACGATTGGAAAATCCTCGAATCTGTCTAAGTCCACCTCTGGCTTGACATGGGGAGGTATCTCTCCTCGTACATGAGTAAATAGTGGTTTGTCTTGTATAAACTTTTCAATGCTTCCTTCTCTATGTAAGTCGGCATAGGGAAGAATACTAAAACCAAGCTCTGAATCATAATATGAAATATCCGCTATTTTTACAAGTGGATTTATGTCTCTAGTTACTTGTTTAAGTTGAGTAAAGAATGTTTTGTTTTTCTTGGTTGCTTCATGATTGCCGTCATAGATAAGAGTGGGAATCCCTACCTCTCGAATGAACGAGAAGTAGAGTTCCAACTCTTCCATACTAGGCAGACGGTCAAAAAGATCACCCCCAATAATATGCATTTCGCATTGCTGTTCGAGACTGTGTATTTGCTCGAAGAATAATCCATAGCGGCGAAGTGCCCACTCGCGTGGAACATTTTTTTGACCTAGCTTTAAATGCCAGTCTGCCGTAAAGAGTATCATGAAATGGCAAACTCCGCATCAAGTGCTTCTTCGTCGATTTCATTTGTTTCTACCTGACGTACTCGATCGAGTAACTCTTTCTGAGCGTCAGGAGTTGGACGAGGCATAACATCATCCATAGACTTCAGACCTTCTATAAGGGCCAGTTCGTCATCATCAAGAGCACGAGGCTTGCACTTCAGCACTTGAAGTTGATACTCTACATTGTAGGGCAGTGGGCCAGTCTTAACCCGCTTGAACTTAACGTCCCAGCCAGTTTCAGCGTCAGTGGGATCTCCCAAATCTTCAGCAGCAGTGAGAATTTGCTCCCACAACTTCTTCTTCAGATTAACGATCTTGACTTCGCCATTGTGAATGCACTGCATTACATAGCTCCAGCCACACTTCAGATCGGGATAGTATTCACGAACCCAATCTTTTTCTTTGTTATTAAACCGCTCTTCATTACGATCAAAAGACAGACACTCCAAAGGAATGTTCTTGTCGTTCTCACCAGTAACCCAATACACGTATCGAGCAAGAATATCGCCAACTAGACGAATAGAGTTATCCCCGTCCTGGTAGCTATAGGTAGTAATGTTGGATTTTTGAGCAGCGCCCTTTGATTTATTAAAGCTTAATGCCATTCTGTTTTCTCCTGTGGGACTTCTTCATACAGAAAATGTAACTTGTCATCTTCCATATAAAGTAGTCTGTCGTCGTTTTCTAAGTGTTGAAAGGGATCTAGTGGCATTTCCAATAGATCTAGTGTAATATCGCCAGAGGCGAAGTATTCTCCGAGAGACCGCATACTTGCAAAAGCTAAGTATATTGCAATATCTCGGCGAGAATGTCTAAACGCATTGTATAAAAGAACATCGGGGTGTACCAAAAAAGAATCTCCCGCAAAGTTTGTTTCATAAAACTTATAAATGGGATCGTACTTATTTCGAGGTATACTTTGCTTAACCAGCATCTCAAATATCATAAAAATACCTGATGGCTCGCCATTTGCAACAGTGAATATCTTTTTCCAATCGTATAGAAGCATATATTATACTAAAAAATAACTTGGGTGTCAAGAACTATTTTTCTATCCTATTTGTTCAATTTTCCAGCCTTGTTTCATGTAGTAGCCCATTCTGTTAGAAGCCTGCGTTCTGGCAGTATTTCCTTTTAAATGTATATCTACAATTACAGGGGTTTGTTTTCCTTCTTGCTCTCGTATAACTCTTCCGATAAGCTGGGTGAGGAGTGGTTCGTTGTTAATAGGCGTACCGAGTATAAGGACAGAGAGGGAATTAACTGATATGCCTTCACTAAATATTGCTTGAGTCCCGAATAAAATGTTTTTACTTCCATAGTTAATCTCATTGAGAAGTGTTTCTCTTTGCTCATGCGGAACTTCGCCCGTAACACAAATTGCATTATCTCCAACCAATTCAGCGCAGCTTCGTAAGAAATGCACACGATCGGAGACTACAAGTACCTTATGACCTCGGGCTGCATAAGTTGCAGCAAGAAGTGAAACGGTATGACGATATTCTTCATTGTTCGCCAAATTTGTAACACGGTTTGCCCAAGGAATACGGGCTCCATCCATAAAGCGTATTTCTGATTTTATAATAGCTATTTTAGGCGTCATAAAGTTTTCCTTTGGGGGTTTGAAAACTTTACTGCCAAAGTAGTCTCGAAAGACTACATGTTTGCCATCTTTTCTTTCTATTGTTCCCGATAGTCCAATCTTATATCGACAGTAATTTGTGTCGATAACTTTGGAAAAAGTTGGACTGCTTACATGGTGCATTTCATCTAGTATAATTGTTCCAAATTCTTTACGAATCTTCGGAATATTACGGTATAAACTCTGAGTGTTGCCAATTACAATAGGAGCGTCAAGATCAAATTTACCGCTTCCTATAATTCCAGGCGTAAATCCATAGACTTTCTCTACTTCTTTTGCCCACTGGTTTCGTAATGGTACAGTGTGTACAACTACGAGTGTTTTTTGTCCGAGTTTTCCGGCTATCGCCAACCCCGTAAAAGTCTTGCCCCAACTTACCCACGCGTTGATGATACAGTTATCATCGAGTTCGTCATAGACGGCTTGTTGTGATTCTCGTAAATCAAACCTAAAATCAGGAAAATCAACAGGCACCATAATCCTTTTGTCAACAATTTCATAGTCATCTGGTATTAAATCCGTTCTTCCGATTGGTATGGTAACAAGATTCTCTCGAACCCGTGCCATATTTTTTATAACAATAGGAGGGTCATTTGGATTTTGCGGAGGTATTTTATAAGTCAGCTCTTTGCTGAGATGCTCTTTATACTCCCGAGTTACTTCCAAATAGATTCTATTGCTAATTACTGCTTTCATAAACCTAAATCTGTTTTTGCGGTTATGTATTGCTTGACGAATTCACTTCTTACAATATCTTTAATATCAAAGTCAATAAAATCAAACTCGTTCATTGCTTTTAAAATTCGTACAAAGTCTTTTAAGCCGTTTTTTGCCAAATCTGTTTGACGAAAATCTCCACAAAATAGTACTCTACAATCCTGCCCGATTCTTGTTATAATTGAGTCTAGCTCATGAAAAGTCATATTCTGACATTCATCAATTAGAATTACTGCGTTTCTTAGTGTGACTCCACGAATAAAAGAAGTGGTCATAAAATGTACTAACCCTTTCGTTTTGAGAATTTCATAAGCATCTCCTCTTTGAAAAAGCTCTATACAAATATCTTTATATGGCTCTTCATAGACTGAGGCTTTTTCTTTTTCGTTTCCGGGTAGGAAACCTATATCACGAGTAGGTACTGCACTTCTTATAATTACGAGCCGTTCGTATATACCTTTTGTCATATCATCAAACGCTAAGTATGACGATATAAAAGTTTTTCCTGTTCCTGCTACTCCGTGCAGCATTAAGTTTTTAGTACTTTCAAACGCAATTACTTGATTTTTTGTAAGTGGTTCGATCTCTTGTAAATCTAAATTTGCTCCCGCAAGAGTCTTTTTTCTTCTCGACATAAAATTATACTTTTCTTCGAGTGTCCTTTAGTTTTTCTTCGGAGTACTCATATAACAGCCAAGGCAATCCGCCTATATGAAGTACACCTGCCCAAGTTAATTCTCGGGGAGGTGGACGCGGTATGGTAAAAGGAAAATTAACATCCTTTAACCAAAGTACAGAAGCTTTTTCCTTTAATTCAACTTTTCGTATTTTGTAGTACTTTAAAGATGAATTCATAGTTTTTTGATAGATAAAAGGAGTGCCTCCACTATCAATAAAAGTTTTAGTGTTCTGCTTTAGTATTCCAATTAACGAATCTATTGAATGTCTTAAAGGTACTAACTCTGTAAAATGAGTTTGTAAACGACGTATGCCGAGAGAAGCTCCCGGCATATTTCGATCGTCTACTACTTGATTATCAATAAGTAATAATCCATCTATCAATTCCCAATTACTGCTTGGAAGAACAAAAACTGGAAACTTAATCTTTTTTATTTCTTTGTAGGTAACGATCAATTTTACGAAATCTTTTATTGTATTTACGTTTGAGCTTTTTTCTTACGCCCGCTCTCCATCTAAATAAACCTTTAGATTTAGAAGAGAGCGCATCGTATTCATCTCCGCCTTTCATTTTAATACGTTTCATACATTTTCTCAAATTTGCCCATGGAGTAATCATCTCCAACTTCGAAGTCACATCCTACAGGTGCTCCTGAGATAGATACACCTCTATCCATCTGAATAAAGTTTTGAAGCTTTTCGCAGTAAAAGTCTATTTCATCTTCTGGAACTTCTGCCAGAATTGAGTCATGAACCAATGCAAATATTCGTGATTTCATATTTTGAGACTTAATAAACTGCCCCATATCTATTGCGCCTAGAAGGTTAATATCAGAAGCAGTAGACTGCACCAGAAAATTAAGACCAGACCTAATGCTATGACTCTTGATGCCTGCGTCTGTCGATGAGACATTCGGCAATCTCCTTTTGCGGCCAAAGAAACTATAGATGAATCCATTGTGCTCGATAAATTTTTGATTATTGTCAATCCACTTTCTCAACTTATGAAAAGATCGAAAATAATCATCAATAACTTCTTTTGCCTCTTGCTGGCTAAAATAAGTGCCTGAATCTTTAGTAACTTGTTCACTAATCTTCTTCGGGCCCGCGCCATACATAATACCAAATGTTACTGCTTTTGCGGCTTGGCGTTGTGTTCCATATAATTCTGCGACATCTTCTACGTCACATGGAAGTTTAAATACTGTTTTTGCAATCGTACTATGAAAGTTTCCTCCACTACGAAATACATTCATCAACGCTTCATCGTCTGCAAGTTTTGCAGCAACATACACTTCTGCAGTAGTTAAGTCCATAGCCACAATCTTATGACCTGGAGCTGCTTTGATACACCCTTTTACAATAGGGTTATCGCGAGGTAACTGCTGCATATTTAACTTACCACTACTTGATAAACGACCAGAAGTCGTACCATGCAGGTTAAAATTTGTTCTCAATCGACTATCTCTATCGAGCTGAGGAATAATCTTGTCTAAGTAAGTATTCTTGATTTTAGACTTCTGACGAATATCAAGAATAAGTCCAGGTACTTCCGACTGTGCTGATAGTGCATTTAACACTTCTGCGTCGGTAGAGTCAGCTCCCGTACCTGTTTTCTTTCCTGTAGGGTTTAAGCCTAACATATCAAACAGTAGCTTTCGAAGTTGCACTGTGCTGTTTGGATTAAACTCTGCTCCTTGTATTTCTTCGAACTTACGAATCTTTGGATTCTTATAAAGAGTACGAATAGCTTCATCAATATCTTGTTGCATTAAAACCTGAGACTTTTCCAATCGGTCATAGTCAAAGGGTACGCCATTATCTTGAGTATCAATTAAAAATCTACAACCTGGGATAAGAATGTTATCGTAAACCCATGCTAACTTCTTGTTCTGCTTGATTTTTACGAATTTTTCGTAAATAAGAAAAGTACATACAGCATCCATTGCTGCATAAGTTTTCATTATATCAAAAGGAATCCACTCCCATCGGAAATCACCCTTTAATATACCATTTTCCTTACGGTACTGCTCAATCCAATCATACATCGGTTTTTCATAGTCACCATAAGGAGTGTATTTTAAAGATAACTGCTTGAGTCCATGACCTCCAGGGTTCTCATCAATGAGATAATGAAGAAGCATGGTGTCTTCAAAGCGCGGAAATCTAAAGTTAAAATGATACTCAAAAAATGCCATGTCAAACTTGGCATTGTGAAATACTACAATTTTCTTATCGAAAAGTTCTTGAAGCAATCGTTCAGTATCATCATCAAAACAATCGGTGTCAATATAAGCCCCACTAGCCCCATTATAACTAAGACTAATACCCAGCATATGACCGTTCCGAGGATAGAGTCCAGTAGTCTCTGAGTCCAGAGCAATATAGTCTCCCTCGTGTCTAATAGCCTGTTCGATAAAAGCATTTGCTTCCTCCGTACTTTGTATACCAAAAGCAATATTATTGTCTATGACTACTTCTTCAATTTCTCCTCGAATATAAGAGATAATATTATCTTTCGAAGATTCCCAAGTGTTTCTTGCTTCTGGTTTAAAAGCAAGCATCGCTGGGTTTATAACAGGAAGAAATTTACCTTCTACTTTCTTTCCTGAGTATTCTGTTACTGAATTAATTTTTGTAAAATACTTGAGTGCATCAGAGCCTACTAGAATAATCCAGTCATATAACTCTGTATCAATCTGTATATCACAGTCTCGTTTCAGAACTTTCTTGATAGCAGGATCAGAACATAACTGATACTGGTCAAAATCAAAAGCTCCGCCAAATTCATATTTAAAATCTGTTCTACTTGGTTTGGTCTCTATTAGAGCGACCTTTGGGCTCGTCATATACTACTCCTATGAGTAAAGTTTTTGTTTCAATTTCTGTACTTGATTTTCTGATAATCCACCGGGGTCTTTATCTGGTACGTTAATGTTTCTTACTAATAAGTCGACATTTTCGCACATTTGTTTTACATTTTCTGCTGCTTTTTGTCCTGCTTCATCTCCATCAAAAAATACTACTGCTTGTTCTACTCCTTGAAGCCGAAGAATTGATAGCTTATCTTCGTTAATGTTGCGAGTACCAAAACAACACACTGCATTTGTCAATCCTTTGTCATGCAGATTTATCATATCGTAGATTCCTTCTACAAGAATAACGCTGCCTTGTATTGGGGTGACTTTCGAAGGATACAGAGGCATTCGTGCCCCAGGAGGGCTAATCAAATACTTTGGCGTTCCTCCGGTCATATGTCGAGCATTAAATGCTACAACTTTTCCAGATATATCACGAATTGGAAACACTACTCGACCAATAAAGTGTTCATGATCTTGAAAAGCTTCAAACTTACGGTAGGTTTCTGGTTTGATATTTCTCCAGTTTCCAACATAAGGTAATGCACTTGGGGGAAAAGACAAGCCCACACTTTCAGCTCTCTTTTCACGAATTTTCTTCTTAATAAGTTCTCTGCGTAAGTGTAAAAAACTTGCCTTTTCCCCAAAATGCACAAAAAGACTTCCCTTGAAGCCACAAGAGAAGCAATGAAAAATTCCTGTAATTTGATCTACCCGCATACTTGGATTACTGTCATCATGCTCAGGGCTGAGACAAGATACGACAAAATCCTTTCCTTTGGGTGTAAAAGGAACTTTTCTACTTTCAAGTAATTCTTGTACGTTCACTAACAGTCCGAGTCAAAAGATTGCCATTCATCATATTCAGTAGGCTCATCATATTCATCTTCAACATATCCATCTGCAAAAGTATGGACTAAGTTTTCTTCAATCGCATACTGACAACCATGGTAGTAGTCTTTGTGTTCGTCGTCCAATAGATGAAAAAATTTTGAAATACGAGCCAGCATTGTTTCTGCCAGCTCTATATTTTCTTCAGCCATTGCTGCTTCGAGAATATCAAAATAGGGGCCTACTTTAACCTCTACTCTTGGTGCTAAACTCATCTTCTCATACTCGCTAGTTCTTTCATTTGTTGTTCGTCTATAATAGGTACGGCATTGGACTTATGCATGGTTCCGATACCTTTAACAAGGGTTCCTGTGTAACGTGGCGGTTCCACTCGAGCGGCAACTCCAGCTGTGTCGGGGGCTGAAGGGTACTCGAGGGTTTCTCGTCGCCTATGGGGATTCCCAAGGCTACGCCCAGCCTTTGCAGATATATGTTTTCGTCGATTATAAGTTTTCTTTTTTCTTCCCGAGAAAGTGTGGCCCATTGATCCATAATAAATCCCCATAAAAAACTCCTGCCATTTGAAGATATATTATACCAAAAAATAGCAGGAGTGTCAAGAATTATTTTTAGATGTCGTTTATTTCTTCGCCAGTCTTATGCTCATTTTCTTCTTTTTCATCTGGCGTGAGTGCTGATTCTGGCCCTATTTTTAGAGTTTCCCAATTCATTGTAGAAGTAAATGTTCCCATTTTACCACTTCTCATTTTAGTACAATTAAATGTCATAATAGCATCTTCAGTTCTCCACGTATCAATCGTGAAAGCTGCGTCTGCCGCATCGAGAATACCCTTGGCGAAGCGAGCTTCTCCAGTAGCATCTATCTGATAAGGACTATAAACCGGCACTTCATACTCCTGGGCCATTGATTTCAGTGCTTTACTTACTTCTATCTGCTCAGTCCAGTCATACTGACCTGCGCGTGACGGAAGATTAGAACGCTTGACTTGATTGATATAATCAACAATAATTACACCAACATCCATCGCACTTTTGACTTTCTTATCCAGCTCGGCTCGAATTTTTGAAAGAGTCAGCGACGCATCGTAGACAACATCTAACTGCTGAGTCGGGAGAAGCTCACAGTTAGTCTTTAGATCGTAGTGTAGGCGATCAAAGTCTCGATGATCGTGATACTCTTTCAGTTTTTCGTCGGCATCCACAAAACGGTTTGCCCACCAAGCTGCGACAAGTCCCCACTCCGTAACACTCAGATTACGTTTGCGAATACGCTCGTGAGGAACTCCAGTCGCAATGGAACAGCATCTTTGTAGAATTTCTCGACTATCCATCTCGATTGTGAAATAGATAGCAGACTTTCCACTTTCATACACTGTATTTGCAATGTTACAGCAAGTAATAGATTTCCCTGACCCTCGGCGACCCCCGACAAGAATCAAGTCTCGGGGAGAAAACTTGAATTCTTCGTCGAATGCGGAGTTCATACCGAGGGGCAGGTACTTTTCCAATTCCTCTTCTGCAGGAAACAGGGAAATACGTTGCATACTTTCCTGGGGCTGCTCTAGCTCTACTTTTTCTTCTATATCTAGAACAATCTGGTGCAGATGAGATACTGACTCTTCCGCATCTTCAAAAGATATGGAATGGTCAATATATTTCTCAAGAGAATAGAGTATCTCTTTTTGAGTGTACTCATTCTTGAGATATTGAAGCAGCATAGAAGGTTCTGCTTCAACTTCAAGTGCTTCAATAGCAAGAAGTTTTTCTTGCGTAGCACTATCCCGAATCTCAAACTTTAGATCCTCAAATGTAGGAACAGTATGATACTTCTGGGAGTGTCCATCAATAATACTAAAGATGGTATGGTACTCGTTAGGTAAATAATGCTTACGCAGATAACTCCAGGTATCAGAATCCTGAAGCACAATAATCTGTTTGATTAATGCAGAAGCAATATTCAATTAAGTTCCCCGAGTACACAAAAAAGCAACCGCAACGCACCCGCTACGGTTGCTCAAAAGAAAGTCTACTTAACCAGCAGCCTTTTCTTTCTTTGAAGCGCCGTCATAGTCAGCGGCTGAAAGGCCACGACGAGTCAGCATAGTCTTGACACCGCGAGCAGTCTTGCCGATTGCTTCCGCGATCTCTTCAACAGTCATTCCAGACACATCACCGAGGTCTGCCAAAGGATCTTCCTTGGCTCCGCCCTTGGTGTGCTCTTGACGAGGAATAGCGTCGATTTCACCTGAACGAAGCAGGCTAAGAGCCTTACCGCGCACAGAGTTTACAGAGCGATCAAGAGCTTCTGCAATAGCTTCAACGAACGCACCGTCATTTACCATAGAGATAAACTTAGACTCCTCTTCGGGAGAGTAGGTACGAACAGTCTCAACCTTGGGAGCAGGCTTGACATGATCGGTCAATTCCATAGACAAAATCTTGCCTTGGATAGACTTAGCGGAGAAAGCTCCGCCTTCAAAATGCTCAGCAATTTGAGCATAGGTGTACTCACCACTGTTGTCAGAGACAAAAGCAGCAAGAGTTGCTTCTTGATCTGCGCTAAAAGCGCGGTTTGATCGAGAAGAAGCCAGTTCTACTTCAAAGCCCATTTTACGGAGCTTGCTAGAAACAGAACGGGTAGAAGTGCCAAGCTCATCTGCTGCTTCTGCAACAGTGTCTTGGGAGACAGGACTTTCGCCGCCTACGAAAGCTGTCAGTTGAGCGGTACGCTCATCAGTCCACTTAGGAAGTGCCATATTAGTGTTCTCCTAGAAATTCACTTAAATTAGTTACAATATTTACGCCAGAATCTCTGGCCTGTTTAGTTTTTGCGGATTCTATACCACTTTCATTTACAAGAATCGTTACGTCTTTAGTCAAACTAGACTTTACTTCATAGCCCAGGCTTGACAAAGTTTCAGTCGCATCAGCTTTTGTTTTGAAACTCTTCAATCGTCCACTAATACAAACTACTCCTTTTCTCTCTACTTTCTGTTCGGTAACGAACTTAAAGTCAAACGGCAAACATCCGTCGTAAAAAGCATAAAAATCTTTTGAGAGCCAAGACATAAGATTCTCGGTAGCTTTTGGGCCTAATCCGGCACGCTTACAAGTGTCTGCGTTAATTTCAGTAATATTTTCAACAGTCTCAGACAGCTTCTTCGTTGCCGTGTTTCCGATTAATGGAATACCAAAAGCGGGCAATACTAAATTAAGAGGAGCAGACTTAGAGTTATCTATCTCCTTTTTTAATTTGATTGCAATTTTTTCTGAGTTAAGTGCAGACGTAATATAATCTACATCAAGCTCATATAACTGGTCGAAATCTTGAATATCAAGTTTTTCGATAGCCGCAGGGCCTAAGCCCTTAATTTTCAGAGTTTTAGCAAAATGCTCGATTTTCTTTTGCTTTTGAGCACCGCAAACGGTGCTCTTGCAGTAGAGAAGTTGATTTATCCACCGAAGACTAGACCCACAGGATGGGCAATCTGATGGAGGCACAATCTCACGCAGCATTTAGTTTCTCCGAAAAAGTAAAATATATTATACGAAAAGTTGAGGTAAAAGTCAAGAATTATTTTTCTTTTGGTCTACACGTCGTAAAATTCGAGGTATAATTTCCCCACTTCGAATAACCTCTACAGTACAGCCTATTTCTAGCTCCAGGCTGCGAATGTACTCGATGTTGTGTAAAGTAGCCCTGCTCACAATGGCTCCTTCCACTTCGACTGGACTAAGAATGGCTACCGGGCTGACTACACCCGATTTACCAACTTGCCACACAACATCGAGTAATTCTGTATGTACACCCTCTTTCTGCTCTTTGAGAGCGAAAGCACCGCGAGGATGGTGAGCTGTATATCCCATCTTATTAAAGGCTTTTATATCATTAATACGATATACCCAACCATCCGTAGGATAGTTACTAGCATCGAAGGTATTAACAGTATTAAACCCTTGATCGGCTAATGCTTTTAATATAGTAGAGTACTGATCGTAGCCAAGACCAGACTTATGGATGTCATATGCAACAAAAACAAGATTCTCAGCGCGAGCCTTGAACTCTTTGATGTCTTTGAGGTTTAATGACCCCGAAGCTACATTTCTAGCATTAGTAACATTCGAAGGGCAAACTATCTCACCTGTAATCTGAACCTCCCCCCGTAGAGAGATAGTTGGAGGTACAAGTAAAGCAAGTTTGTCGGTAATATCTCGGCCAAGATTACCGTCCCCTCTAGTTAATCCAAGAGCAAACTGTTTATTTACATAAAGTAAAGATACAGCGGCTCCGTCTAACTTGGGAGTCTTAATATAGCCAGATATATTTCCAGCTTCAGTTATGTCGAAATATTTTTGAAGTGAGTACATACGATACAAGTGAGGCACCCCGTCTGTAACAACGTGCCCAACCTGATTGTAAGAATACTTTGCAGCAAGACTATCAAACTCAGCGTCCGAAATAATCGGACAACCAGAGTAGTAAGCTAGACTCGCCTTTTCAAGAAAATCACGCATAGTATCTCCCAAATTTGAAAAGATATTATACTAAAAGTTTAGGAAAAAGTCAAGAACTATTTTAAGTAAAGGTTATTTATCAAGTCCTGGAACTGCTCCTCAATAATTTCTTTACTTTCAGCCAGAGAAAGTATCTCTGTGAGCCCTACGAATAGCTCTCTTGAATTGTGAAAATCTAGAGGCATTGCTACACCGTCAGAGGAAGGTCTCCAATCTTCATCAAAATCTAAGTAATACTTTCGAAGATGTAAATACTCTGTTCCTCGAAAAGAATTTACACTTAGCCTTATTTGTATTTGGTGCTCTTCATTGTAGTGTATTACTCGCTCATATACTGGAGGAGATTCATGTAGTTCCATAACTAGCCCTCGTTCTGTAAAACCGAAGACAATGGTACTACACTAGTCACATTCGCAGGTTTTAATAAGCGATAGGAGTCCGTGTCCCAACAAAATAATAACAGTGTTTCGTTAGACTCTTTTGCTCTATTTTTCTTCTCTCGTATATATGGTGTGGAAAAATCCAGGGTACATACATTATACTTTAACTTATTCGAGTTCTCACTACGATAAGTAATGATTGCGTCACCATACTCATTTACAATGTCTGCTAGTTCTTCTTTTTTCACAAATACTCCTTAGGTAGCAGGTCAGTAAAATTTTTTACTTTGCCGAACTCTAAGGTTCTTTCTTTAGATAGCAGAAAACCACTCCCCCGAAAGGAAGTGGTTATAGTAAAAACTTTTTTAGTTAGCGGTTACGTTACCGATAACACCAGCAAAGTATTGAGCTGCTTTGCCTGTCAGCTTTGAAATAACATCTTCGTCAACTTCTTGACCAGCATCAGTCAAGGCGGCAACCAGAGCGTCTTGAGCAGCTTGCTTGGATACACGCCCGCCTCCAGTGCTACCGGAGGGCTTAGTCCCACCAGTAGCGGGGCTCTTTTTTACATATACACCTGCTTTGGTAAGAATCATGCGAACACCGTTAGGTGACTCTTCTAGTTCTTCTGCGATTGACTTAACAATCTCCATGCTCGTTTCGGGGGTAGGATCTTGCTCTTCATACATTGCTACTGCTTGAGCTTTCTTATCGTCGTCCCATGCCATTCTACGTTTCCTCTTTTTGTTAGTTGAACCTGGACAAACGCCCAGACGGTTAAGTTGTTGCATATAAAATCGGTCAGACATAGCTTTCCTCAATTTTGAAAATATATTATACTTCAAAACAAAGCAAAATGTCAAGAACTATTTTTATAAACGTGAGAAGTCAACTCCATATTTTTCTAAATGTCGTAAACTTCCCAGATCGTATGCAAGAGCAATTGCTTTGAAACCGCCTGTTTCGATACCTGATACCCAGAATTCTTTATCTTGGTCTATATCTTCTCGAATCCAAATGGAATAGCACTTAGCTCCATACTTTTTTTCATAATTTGTATCTTTAAATCCTGGACGCTCTGCTTGATAGTCTACGGATATTTCGTACTCAATTTCTGCAGGGGCATGATGACGCGCCGACCAAACAATTTCACCTGGAGCAAACTCTTCGGCTACGCACTCTTCTGGCAAGTACCCTACAGTAGACCGTTCTTCTTTAGATACGCCTCGACTAGGGATACCGACTCTTTCCACAATGGATTTGACGAATCCGGAAGATCGATATAAAGATTTTGCGATTGTTGCAATTGAATCCCCTGATAAGTAATCTCGAATGACTTCTGCGATTTCTTGTGGAGTTGCTCCCTTACCTCTATTTTGAGATTTTCGTAGTTGTACATAAGCGGTTCTCTCGTCAAAATCCTCTATTATTTTAGATAGTCTCGCCGTATTGTACGAAATGTTCAATATCGAACAAGCGTCTTTTTTTGTTATTGGCTTCGACCCGTCTGTAGGGTTCAGTAAACTTTTTACTTTCTGAATGTTCTCCGCTGACAGATTCTCGTAGTCCCTCTTCTTTACCATTCTCTAGTCTCTCAATTTCTCTGTTTAGATACCATACTGCTTTTTTTAAATCTTCAACTTCATTCTGTTTAAGTCCTGCTCTCCATATA